AAGATTGTCCTTTTGCAGATTGTTGATAAAAAAAGACCGCTTGTATTGCGACAAGCGGTGAGTTGAAACATTAAGAAAGAATTAAAAATATAAAAAGACCCGTAATATAATCATCATCGTGTTCCGCTCTTATGGTAACAGTTACCTCTGTATTAGCAGGTATATCCCAAATATCTGTCACCCCTCTATAGTTGAAGACCTTACCAGGCTGTACACCTATACCTACTATTTTTTCCTCACTATAATTATCAGCTACTCTTGTGCTTAAACCTGTACTAAAATCAATAAATGCACCTTGATGGGCTACTCCCCCCGTCCAGCTACCTGTCTTTCTCTTTCTATATATTACTTCCCCTTTTTCATTTTTACTAGGTAGTATTGTAAAGTTAGTAGGTGGTAGATATAGTACTCTCTTTTTAATAGATGGTTTTATGATAAAGTGGTTATTCTTTTTATATTCCTGATATTCCTCTAATCTATCTTTGTATTGTTTATCATAAGACAGCATATTAATTTTTTTATACTCAACCACATCATTTAAGATATTTTCAGCATATACATTGCCAGTAAATGTGCCTGTTACACCCTCGATCCTCGTACCTCTAATAATACCGCCTTGAATTACTGGAGACTCAATCATCTCATTTGCCTTAAGATGACGACCAAGAATAGTGCCATTAGAGATTAAGTCACCATTTAATGCCACCTTGTTATCCGCCACCGAAAACATCGGCACAACCTGGCTATCCGAGGCATTTTTAACCACGGCGAATTTATTCGCCATAATAATCACACTGGATTCAACTGTGCGAGCATTAGCACTGGCACCAAGTGAAATACCTGCAATTGCGGTACGTCCACCCGAGATTGCCTCAGTTTTGATGGTATGTGTACTGCGCACCTCATTGTTTTGTAGGTTTGCTACCGTATTACTAAGCGTAGATATTTGCCCGCGTAACATTCTCCCTTGATTATTAAAATCATTTGTTATTTGGTCAAATCGCTGTATTTGACTTCCGTAACGGTTCACTCTACTCTCTAAGTTTGATACTGCTGATACGTTGGCTTTGCCTATTAATTGGTTAGTTAACTGCTCAACTTTTCTTGCCTCTGATGTAATGCGGCCATCTACTTGGGTCACCCTACTATCTAGGCTTGATAACGCTGATACGTTGGCTTTGCCTATTAATTGGTTAGTTAACTGCTCAACTTTTCTTGCCTCTGATGTAATGCGGCCATCTACTTGGGTCACCCTACTATCTAGGCTTGATAACGCTGATACGTTGGCTTTGCCTATTAATTGGTTAGTTAACTGCTCAACTTTTCTTGCCTCTGATGTAATGCGGCCATCTACTTGGGTCACCCTACTATCTAGGCTTGATAACGCTGATACGTTGGCTTTGCCTATTAATTGGTTAGTTAACTGCTCAACTTTTCTTGCCTCTGATGTAATGCGGCCATCTACTTGGGTCACCCTACTATCTAGGCTTGATAACGCTGATACGTTGGCTTTGCCTATTAATTGGTTAGTTAACTGCTCAACTTTTCTTGCCTCTGATGTAATGCGGCCATCTACTTGGGTCACCCTACTATCTAGGCTTGATAACGCTGATACGTTAGCTTTGCCTGCTAGGTTGCTTTCGAGCAGAGTCGTTTTTGCAGTTAAGGCTTGGGTTTGCGTTGCAACTGTCCGTTTGTGTTCGGATACTTCCGCCACCACATCAGCCAAAGCTCCATCTGGCAAAGTCAGGCTAACATCACTTAGCGTAATTGTTGCGCTGTCTTGTACGCTCGTACGATAGACGTGTAGATTGTTATTACCTGCATTGCCTACCACCCAATCAAGCTCATTGGGGGTGCCGTCAGCCATTATCTCACCAATCCGATTAACACCTCGTGGCGAGGAGTTGTAAATCAGTACTCGTTGGGCTGGAGCTGTTGTCGCCTTGATGATGACTTTTTGCCCTTCTGACAGCGTACGACCAATCGGGTATACTCCAAGCAAAAACGCGGTGGTTGTCTTATTGAGAGTGTCGCTTAATAGGTTTTGGCTCGACATCACATTATCAAATCGTGAGGTGAGACGTTCAACGCTATTAGCTTGATTAGATTGAGTCTGCTTAATCGTCGTGATCTCGCTTGTTACATTGTCCGTCACACTCTTAAGTTGGCCATATTGCTGTGCTAATTGCCCAGTTGTTACCCCTAACTCTTGGACACTAGAGGTCTGTCTGCCCACCGTTTGCGTTAGATTCGCCATCTCTTGGGTTTTGGCATTATTGGCTGCTTGTAATACCCCAATATCTTGGATAGCTGATGCAATCCGATTGCGTTCTGCCGTGACATTGGCATTAACACCATTAACCATCTGTATTCGAGCATTCGCTTCTGCCGAGATTGCGGCCGCTCGGGCTTGTGCTTCTAAGGCAACAGAGCTATCCACATTATTTTGCAACGATTGGATCAAATCTTGTCCCAATGTACTTTCGGTGATTTGTCCTTCAAGATAATCCACCAATTTTTCTGCCGAGCGTTCGGTAATACCTTCGGTCATTGGGGTAAATTCGCCCGCTGTACCGTTGAGGTTATCCACCATTCTTGCCCAGAAATAGTAGGTTTCAGCAATGCCTAAGCCGTCGTAAGTGTAGCTGTTGGTGGGATACGCTAAACTCACCAATTTACGAGCGGTTTCAAAGCGGTTTTGTTTTGATGCCCAAATTTCAATGGCTGAATTAGTAGGTGCAAAAAGCGGATTTTTCCAAGCTAAACCAATTCCAAGCACTTTGGAGACTGTCACCAATTCGCTGACAGAAAAATTGATGTTAAAGGTTTTACTGACCGCGTCCGATAGTCGCCCTTGCCCATCTTTAGCCCGAATTTCTGCTACATAGTCACCATTTGGTAAATTAGCAAACGCAAGATTAGGCTCTTTCAAATCATCATAAAGTTGATAAAACTTACCATTGCGAAATAATTTAACTTGGTATCTCAATCCTTGTCCCACAAAAGTGGGGGCAGAGAAATTTAATATCACCCCGCTACCATCGACCCCGATTTCTGGACTGGTAACAGGTAGCAAACTATAATGAGTTGTTGCGGGCAACGGTTCAAAGATTGCACTCTCATCTACAATCGCTTCTTTTTGCGGCTCGTGCTGTAGTGCAGTAATCGTATAACTACCATCATCATTTTCGGTAATACCAATCGCACGATAAAGCTGTGTTGATACGGTAGGTGTTTTTAACACCCAGTCGCTCATTACGGCTAGTCCAATTGGGTCACTGGCAAGCGTGACAATCGCTTTATTTGTTGCATCCACTTGAGTGATTTTGACTTTCGTCAACTTCATTTCATCATTAAGCCAGCTTAAATAACTTTCGCCTGTCATCTCTATAGGTTGATCTAGTGTGACTTTGTTATCGTTAATGGCAACTACTCGTCCACCCAGCACTTTACTGGCATAGTGATTATCAGCAACTTCAATAATATCGCCTGGTAAATGTCTTAATCCCTGACGACCAACGCTAAATGTAATCGTACATTGTTCCAACAATGATGTAGCCAGCACCCATTTACCCAATCGATGGGCCTGTCCACGGCTTGTTGTCGCATAAGCGGTTATTTTTTTAACGTTATAACCATAACGCTCAATCATTGCATCATCAGCAACATATTCAATTGCTTTTTGATACATATTGCGTTCATCGGCATATTCTACCTCTACGGCTGTGTAGATGGATTTCATTGCTGCATATTGGCGCACAAATTTACCGCCAATGACGTTGGCTTGGCTATAAGTACAAACAGGATCGGCGGTGCGATCTTGGATTGCGGTAAACTGTATGCCATTCCATACCGTGATCGCACGAAATACTGATGCCATATCAGCAAGCACGTCATAAGCGGAACGCTGATCGGTCAGCCATAAGTTAGCGGTCATTCGTGGTTCTTTGCCACCGTAGCCGTCATCAACAAGTTCATCGCAGTATTTCGCAATTTGGTAGAGCTGGAACTTATCCAATCCATAATCGCCCACACGTTTACCTAAACCTGCTAAAGGGTCGGTAACTAAATCGTAGAACACCCACGCAGGGTTATTGGTCCACGCTTGTTTCCAATCGCCTTTCCAAAGTGCCGTTGCATAGGTGCGAGCTTCAGGATCGTACGTACTTGGCACTTTAACCAAACGCCCATACAACAAGAAATTCACATTTGGGAAATTCGGGTTGTAGCGTGAATCGGTTTTAATGCCAACCAATGCCATATTTGGATAAGACAATTTTGTGTCGATGATCTCGGTATAGCTAACCCAGTTCGTCGCATTTTGTAAGCGTTGGCTTTTTGAATCGGTGGTTGTGCGTTCTACCGTAATGGTAAAAGGGCGTTCAGGTAAATTATCAACAATGTAGCTACGATAAAAGCGTGATGATGATTTACCGTTAATTTCATAAGTGCCACGCGGTGAGCCATTGATTAAAATACGGAACCAAACCGATGTACCGTTGGTATCGCCCTGATCGTTTTGTTCATAAAGTGCATTTACCCCTAAGGTTACACGCAAGCGAGTGACATCAGGATCGGTGACTGTTCGAGTAATTGGCGTAGTATATTTCACCTCAGTGCTGACAGGCACTTCACGCTCCGACATTTCAAACCCTTGTAATGGGGCTTGGTCTTGTGTGCCTAACGTAAATGACACTTCGGTATTCTTAAAGTTGAAGCTTGCTTCATCATTATCATCAACACCATTTTCATTTTGAATTGGTGTATTGTCAAAATAGGTTGATTTCCATTTGTTTACAGGCCCTTTAATCGGACCTAATGAAATTAAGCCTATCGCACGTAATCGCTGTGCGGATTTTAAGCTATCGGGTGCTTCGTAGGGTGTGCGTGCTGAACCTTGTGTGTTACCGCCCATAAATACCTCTTAAAAACAGAACACCGCCTGTATTGCTACAAGCGGTCGAATTTTCAAAAAATTTTGCTAACTATTTAATGCTTAAACGTCATCAAAAGTTTCAATCCCTTGCGAAATCAAGACAAGGCTCGTCATCATTTTGCCGTAAAGTAATGGGATCGGTCTGCCTTGTGGGGTTAAATTACGGATATTACTAAATGATGTGCTTTGTTTTTTCTCACTATCTTTAATACTGTTACCTATTTCAGGTGTCCGCGTTAAAAGGGAAATCGCCCCTGACATTGCAAGTGAAGCTCCCATCGCACCAGCCATCATCGCTGCACCAGCTGACCATCCAAGAGGGTTCCACCACGCGGCCGCAATCAGAGCAACGCCGGCTACAACCTGAATAATTCCTGCAGATTTACCTGCACCCGCGATAACAGGGGTGAAATGAATAGAAGCACTGTCATCAAGATCAATCATCGGGTTAGTTTGTAGTTCGTCATTGTTTAGATAATTACGACCAATACGCACTTTGTAATAGCCATTACGTAAATGTTCAAGCAGACCTTTGATTTGGGTAAGTAACCCACTCATTAATTCGCGGAAATTACTGACTTCAAGCTCAAATGGCTGATCGCTAAATCGTTTAAGATCGCCGTGAAATGTAATTTTTGCCATTGTGAAGAATGTCTCCAAATTGAATGAGTGGATTTAAGCCAAAAGCCGTCGTAGGGTACTCTTGCCGATAATCGCCCTTCGCTGTGATGAATCATCATTTGATTGCCAAGGTAAACGCCAGCGTGATTGCCTACCTCTGATCCCACCTGAATTAAAATCACATCACCAAGCTGTGGTTCTTCATCAAAAGGTATTTTTTCAAATCCGCAACGAGCCAAACCGTCTTCGTACAGATTCGATTGTTCAAACCATTCAAATTCGTAAGTGGATTGATCGGGTAATTCAATGCCAGCCAACATATAACAATCAAGAATGATATTACGGCAATCTTGTTTATTATTTTCAAACTGACGACCGATTAAAGGGGCAATGTTGCGAAACTGTTTAATTTCATTATCGACTACTAACCAAAAATCTAATTGTGTACGAACTTGGCATTGACGATCTGCTATTGATAAATAGGGTAAGCCCTTTTCTGTACTGCTGTCGGGGTGCGAATGTACCACCGCTACAATCTCGCCTTGTAACTCTGCCTGCACAAAATCATCTACATCAATCTCAAAATGATTGACGGGATCGACGGCGACATTTTCACACGGCATATAAATCAATTCATTTTTTCGATAGTCCGAAATGACAAAACCGCAGGCTTCTTGTGGCTCTGCGGTTTTGCAATGATGTAAAATTTGCTGTTTTAATTCATCAGGGATTTTCATTTTAATTTCCGTATTGTGTGGTGCTCGGGAATCCACCAAAGGGTAACACGGCATTTTCGCCAAAACGCAGCTTACAGCCACGAATGCAATGTGAGCATTTGTCTTTTTTACGGTCAGATGTTGGTTTATCAAATTCATCCGCAACTGGCCCGCCAGTGTAACCGCATTGAGCAGAGCGATATTGCCAAATACACACGTCAGAAGTAATCATCAGTAGCGGAATTTTGGCGTTATCGGTTTCCGCTGGGGAAGCTAGTTCAAAAGTGGCTTGTTCATCATCGAGACTTTTCAGTTGCTCAATAATAAAATAACTGACTGCTTCTTGTGTCGGATCAGCTTTACTGTTTTTGTTACCTGTAAAATTACGAGCATCAAGGAATTGAGCATACACCAAGCGGCGAGTGACTTTACCGCCAACGCCTTGCCCAAAGTTGGCAGCAATGCCGGTAATAATGCCGTACAGGTTGGAAACTGTAAGCGTAGGGCGTGAGCTTGGCCCATTGCCCGAAATTTCGAAACCATCTGCTTTAATAGGATAAGCCTGATATTCATTGCCTTGCCACCAAATATTGGTTTTACTTTGATTCAGCCCATTGTGAAATCGGTACAGTTCGCCTGTAGTATCGGTACCGTTGCTGTTTGGGATATGGCGTAAGTCAATTTCCCATAATTCGATAAGAGCGTCCTGTTCTAATTTTGGCAGCTCTTGTGCCATTTTTGAAGGTAGATCTTTTGGCATTACACCACCTCTTCAAAATTAAGTGAAAACTCTGTAATTGCTCCTGTATTAGCGTAACTCCAATTTCTGCAACGGACAATCACCATCTGACCGCTTGTTTTATCCAGCCATTGGAATCTTTTATATCCGCCGTGAGTGTTTAGAAACTGGCGTAAATGCTCTGCTTCCGCCCTGTCCGCCCGAACTATCACCCCTTGGTATTTTCTGCGGTTATGGTTAAGCCCCTTTGGGGCTGCTTGTTCATAACCGCCGCCGAATGTTATCGTGCTAACATTCGGCTCGTGTTGAACGGTATAATTTTGTTCGACTTTAAAATCAAATGTTTGCATACCCTTACCTTGATAATATCCCGCCAGCTCTCATTTGAGTCTGAAGCTCAACCCTAACAGCAGACTTAACTTGTTCACCAAGTAACTTAGCCAACCCAACTTGATTGCTATTTACATCATCGCTACTAAAGTGATTAGTTTGATTGACGACCACTGTTAAATGCTTACTTTCGTCGCCTCTTCGGTTTTGGGATTGCTTGTTACTAAAAACTCTCCCACCTTGCCCTGGGATCATATATTGCATCCCATTGCTCGCTTTAAATATTTCTGGCTGGTTGTTTTCGCCAACCCGATACATTTGATTTGCTGATACTGGCCCACCTACTTTACGACCAGTCACCGCTGCCATTTGAGCAACACCCATAGTAGACGTAATGGCTGCTTGAGCAGGCACAGCATTAGCTCCCTGCGTTGCCAAAGAAACCATAGAAGCCGCAGGAGCGAACGCAGCAGCTAACGCCTTGGCTTGCACCATTTGAGCTGCCATAGAGGCTTTTGCAACAGCTTGCCCCATAATCATTTGCTTAACTTGAGCCATACCCATTTCGACAAGGCTTTGTACTACACTATTTAAGATCGTATTTGCAATTGATGCGAAAGCATCACGCACGGACATTGTGCCATTTAGTAACCCCGTAATTGTGCTTGTTGCACTTGAACCAACAGCATCAACCGCATCACCAAACATTCTCGCCCCGTCGCTCGCTTGCTTCCATTCTTCCCATTGGGCTTCCATTCGTTGCTGGCGGTATTGTTCTTCAAGTTGCGAACGCATTTCTTCCGCACTAGCAATAACAGATAGATAGGTTTCTTTTGCCGTTGTAAGCTCTGAAAGTTGCTTTTCCGCATCAATTGTCAATGGTTTTGATTGCATTTGAGCAACAGCTTGATCAATCATTGTAATTTGATTTTGATACGCCTTAATTCCATCAGCAATTTTCTGATCTTGGGCTGCCTTATCTATATCAAGCTGTAATGTTGGAGAAACATCCATCATCAATGAATTTAGCTCATCCATTGCTGACAAGTCGTACATTGCACCAGCATATTTTTCAGCAGCCAGAACCGCTTCGTAAAAAGCCCCCGCTTGATCTTGCACTTGTTTTTTATGTGCATCAGTTGCCCCTGACAAGATATTAAGGCGGGTTTCAAGAATGGCGGCATCACGACTCATCCCTTGTTTTTGCAAAATGGCTATTTTGTATTGCTCAGCTAACTTCTGGACTTGAGATTCAGCTTTCTCTAGAGATTTCACCTCCCTTTCTGCTATACGTTTTGCTTCTGCTTCGGCTTTTTTAGCTGCTTGTAGAGCTTTTCGTTTAGCCTCATCTGATTTCTTTTTCGCTTCTGCTTCAGCCTTTTTTCTTTCTTCTTCGGCTTTATCGTGAGCTTCTTTTTTTGCAAGTAGAACATCGTAATTCTTGAGTTCTTCAGCGGTCATCCCCACTTGCTCTGCAAGATATTTTTTCTTTTCACGAACTGATTTTCCGAGTAACGCCACTTCCGTCTCAGCAGCTTTAAGCATCCCTTGAATAGCATTTTCTTGCTGTATAGTTCTTACATCACCCAGTTGGGCATTAAGCCCCGAGAGTAAATATGTGATCTTTGAAATCGCAGCTCCACTTTCTAGCAATTTTTGCGTGAATTTATTAATTTCTTCTTTTCCGCTTTCCGTGTTGCTTTCTAGTGTTTTCAGAAAATTTGCAAATTCATTAATTTTTTCTGGTGTTGGATTCTCGCCAAGTTCAGAAAGCTTTTTGCCAAATTGAAATGCAGCATCTTCAGATAAACCGAATTTTTCAGCTAACATTTCTGTTGTATTTTGAATCGTGTCAATATGCCAAGCAAAAAGATCGCCTTCTTTACTTGCTTGCTTCATCGCTTCGCCATAGCTATTTGTATCAATGCCAAGTTGCTTTAAAGCTGTTCCCATTTGAGAAACTGAAGTTGCACCATTAGAGCCAAAAGAACTAATAAATGATGATTGCTCCTTAACAAGATCTCTGATTGCATCTTTTGCATTACGAACATCAAACTCAAACTTATTGATAGCAGCCTGCTTCATATGCTCGGCAAGCTCTTTGTTTGACTTCATTAAATAGGCATATTCGTTTGATAAGGCTGCAATCCCGTTTTCAGAAAATTTAATCACTTTGTCTAGGTCTGCCATAGCAACCTTGAGCTGTTCAACGGCATCTGCACTGCTTAATAGATTAGGAAGTAATGCTCCGCCAATAGCACTGCCAATAGCTAAAATTGCACCTGCTACTGCTCCCATTGGTCCGAAAATACTCAAAATGTGGGAACCTTGTTGTGCTACAACTGTAGATAAATTCGATCCCATTTGGAGAGCTACCGTGATATCCTGTACTTGGAGACCAAACTGCCCCACCTTATATCCTATTTTTTTCATTTTTTTCGTGGCTTCTTCAACTTCTTTAGCTGTTTTGGTTGCCTGTGTTTCTAGCCCTTTAAGCCCTTTTTCTGCTTTTAAGGTTGATTTACCGATGTCGTCCATCGCTTTATCAACTTTTTGGACGTCTCTTAATAGGTTTTCAAATTCTAAATCTGCGGTAATGACAACTCCGCCAACTTCGACCGTCATAGGTTACTCCTTAAATTTCAGGCACGACAAAAGCCGCTTATGCCGTAGCACAAGCGGTCGGTTTTAGTGAATTTTTTACGAATTAAATTGGGTTGTTCAATTTTCCACGGCGGAGTTCATAAAGAACATTGAACCAGTCGCGGTTTTCCCACGGATCTGTTTTGATATGTTCAGTTTCTCGCATAATAATCTGACGAGCCTCGTCTAATGTGCGTTGGTACTCAGTAACAGAGCCATAAATTGCCCCTGAATATCGGCAACCTATTTTCTCTAATGGAGCATAAAGCTCTTTGAGTATACACCGCATACGCTCACCAGCTTTCCACGCCCAAGCCAACGTCCATAATTCGCGTTCGCTAAATTGGTACATCTTTTCAGGCTCGTTGATAATCAACTCACCTTCCAAACAGATTTTGTGAACGTACTCCACTGCCATAGGTAACTGTTCTTGGCTTAAATCTTCGATAGATTGAACATTAAAACGCTGATGAACCATTTGATAGGCTTCGGAATAAATTAGCCCTTTCTTACTTACCAACATATTCACCGCATCACGCAAGCCTGTTCTTTCATTGACGGTAGTTTTGCGTTCGGCTTTACCAAAATGCCAGTAGTTGTATAAGGCTTCAAAACATTCTTCTTGATAGCGGATCACTTTTTCTTTTAAATCAGGACGGACTTTTTCAGGGTTAATGCTAAATAGCCAACCATTAAGTTTTTTGAGTGGCATACAGAGCATTTCATAGGTTTTGCCGTCAGATCCAGTTGTTTTCATATGAGTACAACTGAATTTTCCCTTTGAGTTTTCAAGCTTTCTTTGTTGAGAACCCCACGATAGACCTAATGCTTCAACAATAGGACGAACCGCTGTATAGATCACATCATCAAGTTTTAAAGTGATAAGTTCTGAACCGTAGAAAGAGATAGTTTGAGTTGAAAGTTGATTAGACATAGTCTGCTCCTTTGGATTTTTACGATATTTAAGATTTTTCCAGCTGTTCGTGTCATACGAATGACTGGTGTCGAGAGGTTCGTAAGCCTTCCAAAGTAGGCTGGGATTATTCCCCTTTCGGGTATTGTATTCTCCGCCCTCTCGACATTGAGTTTTTCCAAATCCTTTTTTAATGGCAAGGAAAAAGGATCTGTAAAATTTAGACATAAAAAAACCGCTTGTCTGACGGGTGCGGATTTCCGCTTTGGATTAAGGCTACGACACCTATAGGATGGATAATAAAAAAAGCCCACTGACTTGTCAATAGGCTTATCCTTATTTTATTTCATTAAATTTTTGCAATCCTTATCGCTCCTAATTTCTTTCCTTCTTGACTACCTCTTGCGTTGTAGAAAGCTCGGTGAATAATAAATAAATCAGGCGTGTTAGATATTACTGACACACTATCTATTTTTGCCCTTCTTAACGTGGATAATACGGTTTTTATTGCTAACTCAAAATCATTAACAAGAATACTCTCTTTGTACTCATTCCCACTTTGTCGTATGAAATCAATCTGGTATGAGCCTATTTTATCTATGCTGCACACTTCTTGAATCTGCTCTAAATATATCACCGAATGGTTGTTTGAATCTCTTAATCTTGATTCTTGAAAAAGCAATAAACCTATTCCAATTACTGAAAAAAGAACAATTAGTAAGATGCTCATTGTTTTCACATCCATAAATCACCCATTAAATAAACTAAAAACGTATGACTTTATTAGAAATGCTCCCATTTAAGTCCTTTTATTTCAAATTTTGCTTGTTGTTTTCCGTATCTATATATAGGCAGTTCGACTATCATCTTTTTTCCCTTCTTCATATTTTTAGTAAATTCGATAGCCTGTTTTTTGTTAAGAATAAACAAAGTGTCATACCCTTCACCTCTTTCTGCTTTTAAATGAGTTATCTGGTGCTCATCTATTTTAATAGCGATTGTGCAAGGATCGCAGTCGAACAATCCTTTATTTATAGCAAAAAAGACATCTTCTTTTTTTTCTCTTTTTCTTAAAAACAAACTTACATATTCTTCGTTTAGAGATGATGTTGTTATTTTATTATCCGAAGATAATGATGCGTAATACTTAGACTGATTACGCATTTCATCTTTTTTTTCGCTGTAACTCCACAATCCACCTTCTAGATCGCTGAAATATCCTGTTTTTTGGCAGATAAATTTGGCTGAATTATCACTATCGCCATCAATTTTTATCACTGTAGCTAATTGCTCACCGGTCTCTTTATGTTTAAGTAAAAAAGCTAGAAATGAATTAAATTTATCTACATTTCCTTTGGAAACCATCCCGCAATAAATGTTTTTGTTCTCTTCACCGTCCTTATCAACAGTTAAAAACTTATTATGCTGGAATTGTGCAGTATCATAACCAGTTTCTTCCATTACGCTTTTTTCAACCGCACTAATCTCATCGGTTGTAAGCTCTCTTTCGTTATTTGCATACAGGCTGAATGGAAATAACGCAAATGCTAAAAATAACTTTTTCATAAACCACCTTAAAAATAAAAAAAATCACACTATTCTACGAATTAAGATTCGTTTTTCCACCGCCAAAACCTATTTTTGCGATCTGTGTCGCAAAAATTATTTTCGCCAATAGATAACAATGGATGATTTGATATGATTTTTTTTGCAAATAATCAAAAAGGAGAACTTATGAAAAAAGACTGCACTAAACAAAACTTTGCAAACTGGCTAACTGAAAACCAAGAAGTATGCTGGATAAAAGAAGTCAGTATTGAACGTATTTTATCCTGCGTAGATGACTATGTGGCAATCTGCAACGCAAGATCCAAAGATGAATTTGAGCTACTCAATGACATAAGAGAGCTTTTTTATTCAGCACATTACAAGGATTTCACTCCCGTTCTATCAGGTAGGTTCTTTTAAATGTTAGCGGCTATTTAAGCCGCTCTTCTTTTCTCATATTCCGCCATAATTCTGTCGTACTCTTCTTCGGTGAACTGTCCATAGCTATTATTTTCGGCAGGCATTTGACTTTTTAGAAGTTGCTGCAATTCAGTCATCGTGAGATTTTCGGCATCTTCTCGGCTCATATTGAAATGAGTTCGAGCCAAACTTATGTATTCGATAACATCAAAACTTTCCGAAAAGTCACTTTTTTCTGATTTTTCTTGTTTTGGCAATTTGCAACAACCTATCACACCATGAGCCATTAAATTTTTTGCAAAATTTATAATGACTTTAGGCGGCAATTTACCAAGTTTATATTTTATACCTGACTTTGACGGCAGCCACTCACCAATAAGACTAGAAATATCATCGTCACAACAGCAAGACATCACTAAAATTGCGTTTTGCAAAATTTTTCTGCCGAAAACTGGCGAATTTAGCAGGGACCAAAAGAAAGACTGATGCAGTTCTGATTTAGTCAAAATGTACGGCAACCGCTCCCGAATTTCTTTGCCGTACAACAACGCATATATTTCGACAATTTCTTTCGGGCTGCCAATTTTATAAATGTTTTTAAAGCTAGGCTTAAATAAAAAGTCTCGATTTTCAACCGAGACAAGCATCTCGCCAATTTCGCTTATTGGTGTCAAAATCATTTCTCACCTCAAAAATTAGCATTTTTGCTAAATTTATATTGACAATATTAGCATTTTTGCTAAAATACCTCCAAGTTAAATAGGTAGGAGGAGGTAGTGAAGCAAAGCGAATTCCTTAGGTGGCTAAAAGCTAACGGGGTAGAAGTTGAAAATGGTACAAAACATTTGAAACTCTACTACAACGGCAAAAGAAGCCATCTCCCCAAACACCCTAGTCAAGAGTTAAAAACTGGTTTAGTGGAAGGGGTTAAAAAGCAACTAGGCTTAAAATAATATAAAGCCCCTGATGTTAAGGGGCTTTCGCTACACCTCACCAATTAAGGAGAAAATATGTTTTATCCAGCATTATTCACCCCTGCTGAAGAAGGGGGATTTGTGGTGACATTTCCAGACATCCCAGAAGCACTCACTCAAGGCGACACGTTTGAAGAAGCAATGGAAATGGCTGAAGACGTTTTAATATCTAGCGTAGAAATCTATTTTGATGATGAGCGAGTGTTCCCACTCTCACGCCCTACGGGAATTTATGAAACATCTGTGTTTATGCCAGAGAGTGTTTATGCAAAAATTCTATTGCACAACACAATGTGTGAAAAATTTATCTCAAAAGCAGAAGTTTCTCGCTTAAATAATATTAAACCACCAGAAATTCATCGGATTTTAAATCCAAGACATACAACTAGGATTGACACTATTGGTAGAATCTTGGTAAGTCTTGGTAGACCATTGCAGCTATCGCTTGCTTAAATTCGCATAACAACCCCACCTTTAAACAAACGGTGGGGTTGTTATTAAGATATTTCTAGCGTGCTTGCATCACCTACCTTAAGTTCAATTGAGAACTTAACTAGGTCATTTGTCGGTGCCTCACTACTTAAGGCAGTGATGATCATCTTACCGATGAAAGTCATATCGCCATAATTTAAGCGAACCCACAAATAAGGCTGTTTGCGAGCCTTAACTGAATTAACATAAAGAGAGACGACATCCTTAATCCCAAGCTCCGTGGATTTTGGGCGTTTCCGCCACTCACCTTCGCCTGAGATACTGAAATCGGAGTTGGTGACTAGCGATTCGGGAAATCCTCCTGTATCATCCGCTTCTGACGTGACAGTATTCGGGCTAAAATCCCAGCTCTTTGTCGTCATCGCTCCCGCTGCTTTCCATTCGCTGCTTTGTGGCTTTGCTTCCGTCGTTGCGTACTCCAGCACAACCGCCCGCCCAACTATTAGATTTTCTGTGTTGCTTGTTGTTTGAGATGGTGATCCCATAATTACTCCTATTACTGATTTGCTGATACAATCTTAAATTGTAGCCGGATAATCATCCGGTTATCCTCTGTGAACACTGGGGCTGAAATACTGCCGATTGACTCGATATATCCGAAACTTGCAAAAGGATCAGATAAAACCTTATCCAAAATAGCTCTTGCTCGCTCTTCGATCGTGTAGCCAGAGCTTTTACTCGCCACAAGGCTAACCAAAATATAATGCTCACTGCTTAAATCTGCGACTTGTGGCGTGCCACTGTTAGGCTGAATCACTATCACAGGCTTAACCTTTTGAGTGTCGCCCCACTGGTATAGTTGTACCACATAATCGTTTACAAGCGATCGTTGCTCAAGCCATTGCTTGAAGGCTTTGACATAAGAAATCATAATGACAACTCCTCCTTAATGATTGCCTGAATACTTGATTGCGACTCTTTCAGTGCCGCTGTCAAAAACTGTTTTTTGGCTGAAGACTTGCGGAAATTTTGCTTAACCCTTGGATCGTGAACATAAACCGCATAATTTGCAGAATATCCTATCCGCCCAGTTAAGCGCGTGCCGTTTAGCTCCATTTCAGTGAACTGGCTATTGATTAATGTTGAGGTGTCTACGGGGGTGTAATAAGCTGCGAGCGGTGCAACCGCATTTAAAATGCGGTACATTGCTCGAGTTGCCTTGGTGGCGTGAATATCGCCAATCAATTGCCTTAATTGTCGCTTTGTCTGCTTAATACCTTTAACCTTGATCCCCATTATCCACCGCCTGTTAGCAACGCATAATCATCTCGCTTACGTCCGAATGTGTCAGCAAATCGTTGGATATGGATAATCTCGTCCGCTCCGACTGCAAGTGGATCGACAGAACTACTTTCGCCAATCAATACATAATCACCGAGATTTGCATCTGCAAACTCAGTCCAGATTACATTTTTAACAGACTGCTCTCTGCCAATCTCAAAGCGTGCCATTTTAGCATTTACGCCATAATCACAATCAATAATAATTGGCTCAGAAAAAGTCTGAATGCCATCATCATTTTTGCCTTGCGATTGCCAGATTGTTGCTCTAGCAGTGTAAGACCAATTAGCTACACTTGACATCAAGATCCTCCGATAACATCGAAAAAACCAATCATTTTATCCTTTGGCAATAACTCGTTCGCACAACCATTTGGGTCAATCCCACGAATAGCAGACTTGAGGCGACCGATCACATCATTGCCATACTCAAAGGTTCGACTCGCCCCACTAGGTGCACTTTCTGATTTAATCCGTCGTGCACCCGATGAAATCGCAAGAATGGCAACCAAATAGAGCTTAATTAGCTTCTGTGTTTCTTCACGATATTTCGCCCCGTTTAATGCTTTATCAAGAGTATTAGTCTGCTCAACATAAAGCTCAAGCAAAGCATTAGGAGAGGCAAAACCCAACTCGTCAAGCATTGCTCGTGCTTCTTCAAGCCCTATTTCTGTCGCCATAGTTACTTACCTTTCTTTTCTTTGCTTTGCTTTGCTTTGCTTTTTGGCTCAGTTTCAAGCATTTTTTCTTCGCCTTCAGCGTAATCTTCTGGTGTTGCCACTTCAAGCATTTTTTCTTCGACTTCAAGTGCTTTCCCCACAAGCCAAAGCGGCAATGTTTCGCCTTCGTAAATATCACCTTTCTTTAGCTTGTGGCTATCGTGTGTTAATAGCCACTTCATTTTGCACCGCCTTAGGATTTGGTATATTGGATATAGCCCGCATTACCTTTGTCGTCAAACTTAAACTCAACCGCAACCGCAGCCATAATCTGGAATGCGTAGTCGTCAGTTTCGTTATGACGGGCAATTGGACGTGTCACTAATGGCATACCGTTAAGCACTTGGTACACATCTGAGCGTTTGCACAAACCAAGAATTTCATCTTTAAGCACACGACTTGCAGGCACGATTTTCTCAATTTGCGGGATCGTCATCACTTTATCCAAGATAGACCCTTCAGATTTTTGCTCAGAGTAATCCCGTGTGCTCATTGCGAAATAATCACCATAGTTCACATAGAGAGTTACTGGTGAGTAGAAATTTTTGCCGTGGAATTTACTGATCAAGTCACGGAACACATCGTAAACCTGCTTAGGTGTTGCCGTAGCTAAATCAAGACTGTGGGTGCTGGTCATACGGTTAGGAGCGGTGCGTAAACCGTATAACTTGGCATCACCAACCACGATAGAAGTGTCGCCGTTTAGAGCTAAGTCTTCCATTTTTTCCGCTACTTTACGCAAGCTATTCGCACGGGCCGCACTATCAACTTGATAACCCTCGCTTTGTGCAGCAGACATATCACGCCAACCAAAAGAGAAGTTAGAATCAAGAATTGGTAATGGTGTGCCATGGTAGTTGTACACTACGTTATCGGTTTTTGCAGACGAGCGGCCATCTAACGAGATATTGACCGAACCGCTATCTGAAACGGTTTGAAAATGGTGAATTAACTTACCGATAGGCATTGACTTAGAAATACTCGCTAAGTCATTAAACACTACCAGCTCTTCACGCTGAATTTGCACGGCATCACGATCCCATTCTGCCCAAACATCTTTAGGCAACGTCATTGAGTTACCTATTAATCCCGCAGAATTAACAGCTAGTTTTTCGTGTAATTTGTCGTAATTGATACGCTCATTGATCACGAAACGCTCTTGTTCTTGTGTGAATTTCAACATTTTTGATTGCTCCTTATTTCGCGTAAGCATTAGCAACAACAACATCGGCATAGCCTTTACCACCACTAATTTGGCGTTGTGTTTTTTCGTCAAAGAAAAATAGCACAATATCGCCAGTTGTGGCTTTGGTGAGTTTGCCGCCCGTCTGTTTTACGGTTAGTTCATCGCCATAGTTATAAGTTCCGTCTGCAATTTGAGCGTAATACTCTTGTTCAGGCTCAAGACGAAATGCAGTTGCAGTGTCACCTTTGGCATAAGGTTGATCTACCGTCTGTCCCTTAAAGCGGTTATTGCCCAATAAAAAACGGCGACCTTTTAAATCAGTCGCCGCCTCTAACTTGCCGTTGTTCAACTTAACAATGGCACCTGGTGCTGATGTGTCGTTGATAACAATATTTTCCACAAGTGGTTCACGTTTAACCGAACCACGATAGATCACATTACTCATCTTTGTCCTCCTTTTGGTTAAGGGTGTAGCCATCCCACTGATTATTACCAGCTTGATTTACCGAATTATTGTTTAACCCTGCTGCTTGTTGCGTTTGAGCGTAAATCTCTTTCAGAGCATCGCCATTTAACGCATTGACCGCTGTATCACTCAGATTAAATTTAGTTTTAACTGCATCACGCATTGCACTTTGCTCTTTATCAGCATTGGCTTGTAAAACTGCTTGCAATGGTGCAATTGCTTCGTTGACTGCTTTCTTGATTTTTTCATCAATCTCGCTGTCATCTTCCTTTGGCTTTTCAGGTCCTTTGCCTTTTTCTGCTTGCAATTTGTTGTAAGCCGTTAAAAGCTGATCGTCATTTAAGCCGTCAGTTTTAACATTTGCAGCATTAAGAGCTGCTAAGATTTTGTCTTTCATTTCGCTTTGTTCTCCGTTTGTTGTGAGTTCTTCGTAGCCAATCTTCTTAATAACTTCAACAGGCTCACTTGTAAGCTGCACCTTGTCATTTTCATCAATGAAGTAGCTTCGTTTGTATTTCTTTCCCCTGTTATCGTCTGAGTAGATAAAATATTTCGGATAAACCGCCTCAATCCAAAGTGACCACTTATCATTACCTTCTGGGCGAATCGCTTCATGCAAAATTCGGTGGATCTCTTCGAATGATAGATCCGAGTTTTGCATAAAGTAGAATCTCACTTTATCAAATAGGTTTTCCGTGCGGTAATCAACCGCTTGCGATAGGTTTACATTTTCCACCCCCATTTCGCTTCCATCTTGGTTTACAAAAATCCCTACACCGTCTTCTGGCGTTGCCGCTCCAGGAACATCAAGCAAGATAGCGATATGATCGAATGCCATATTTGTCGCAATCCAGCTATATTTTTTACCTTTGGATTTCCCAGACTGTTTTACCTTGTTTAAGATCAAGCCCGTTGAAACGTGAATCGGCTCTGCTTTTTGATTTGTGACTAAATCATCAAGGCGTGATAGTAAGTTTTTACCTTGCTCGGAACCTTCCGCAAAACGTCGATTGATGTACATATCGACCAGCACCTTGTCGTTTTCTTTCCGAACATTCTTCGCCCAAGCCCCAACATGGTGCTTATTCACCGCTCTCACATCTTGAGCAGACACATATTTGCCTTCGATTTTCGGATGCCCGAATGGCATCAAATTGCCTTCAAGGCTGTTGTAGCTTTTTTGAATCTCTGCTGCTGGATATAGCCCGTCGTTCATCACGATATCATCAACGATAGGCACAACACCACGAATGATTAAATGTTGATCGCCATCAATCGTTTCATTGCTGATATTGTTGCTATTAACGACAGAGAGGATATTTACGCTATTTTTTGACATTTTTTAATGCTCCCACCCATTGTTTACGTTCTTTTGCCAACTCAAGCAAGAGCGGCTCAATATCTGTTTTACCATCGGTATTTACAACAACCACTGATTGCTTGCAATAGCAGTTATATTGATTACCGTCCTTACTGTACCACGCCCGAACTTCCTCCACATCAAAGTGTTTTCCATGCCGTTGAGCGTGTGTTAGCCTTGTTGTTGCCTTGAGCGCTGAAAAATGTAAGAGCTTGGTGTTTAACCCAAGCTCTTCTTTTGCATCTTCCGCTTCTTGCCATTCTGCCCGTCTGTATGCTGCTAACTGGCTTGATTGAGCCATTCGCTTAGCTCGTTTGGCGGATACACCAATTTTTTGCTTAATTTCTCTGGCAGTTTCTTTTACATTATTACCGTTAAAAACAGCTTCCGTAATTATACTTGCCAATGTTTTTCGCAACTCATCACTTAACCCTTGCCATTCGCTATAGCTTGCTGTGTGAGACAATGCCAAACGGTTAAAGTAAGCAGGGCTAAAAATGATTGATGATAAAGTTCGCTCAGTGCGATAAATCTCAGACTGAAGACTTAAATCAGTAACTGCTGATTGCGTGCCTTTTAAGGTAGCTTCGTCGATGTAGGCATCAAACCAAAGATTTTCGCCTTGTAGTCCGTTTGCCAACATCTCTTTGTCAATGATTTTTTGCAAAATTTCAAGCAACTCCGCCAACTCACCAGAAGTGAGATAAGGCGGATAATACTCAAGATTATTAGTCTGTAATCGATTTGATATTTTTTGCAAAATTTGCAAATTAACTGACCGCTTGATTTGTGAATAAATGCTATCAATGTGAAGAAACAACTTGGCAACCGATACGCCCATATTAATCGGGTCAGCTTTATTTGTCGGAATCCTTAGTGGTTTGATTTTCGTCTTGATTTTCATCGTCTTGCTCAATTATTGGCGGGACTGGATTGTTCGGTAATGGTTCAAACCCTAACGCTTCACGAATTTCATTTGGTGAGATGACTGATGTTCCAAAGGCAGATTGTGATGTTGTTGCGACTGATGCTAAGGCTTGTGCATTTGCAATTTTGTCTTTTTCGCTTGGAGCTAACAGATCAGACCAAGAAATTGTGATCTCGCCATTTTTAGGCGACGGCAAAATACCAATAAACCACAACCGATCAAGCACCTGCTTGATCATTTCACTCAAAAAACCATTACGGCGGGCATTACAACGGTTCGCCCAGTCCGCTTTATCTTCGTCACTTGCTAGCCGTCCAGTTTGCTGACCAAACAAAATCGTAAATGGAATCTGCACTGAAGCTGCAAATTCATTTGCGGAAATTTCCCACGTTGACATTGGATCAGCTGGTGCAACCGATAGTACAGATGCATCACCTTCTTGGGTAACTAGCGCAGAATCTGTGCCAGTATTTATCTTTTTAATTTTGTCATTTAAGGCTTCGGAAAACGATGTAAAACCTAAGGCTCTCGCACCTTCTTCAAGTTGTCGAAAATCGACTTCTTTTGAAAGCTTAATACCCAGCTGCCTACTTGCATTTTTCAGAAACCCTTCCGCACTGCCGCCCGATGTTTTTTCAAGATCTAGCAATTTGTTGTAACCTGGCTCAAGTAGCGGCACGCCCGAATCGGGAGAGTTAAAATCTCCACCTTCATTGAGCAAAATAACACGAGTTGCGTGAACTTTAACATTTCGTTCACGACCTTTCTTGCCAAAAGCAGATTCGCTAAATTGATACATCAATGGTTCGCCGTAGTTATCTGCGGTAATATCCTCTTGATAGTCAAGCACAGTAAGCTGAGATTGCCATACTGGAATAAATCGTACTAAACCAAACTCACCTAATTTATCAAGTGAATTTTGCAAAATTGGCTGATCCCACTGCAGACCATCTTTAACCTGAATCAATAGTGCAGAATAGTTACCGACAAGATTACGCTTATCCGCTTCTTTTATTGCGGACCAATGTGGCTTCAAAAATCTTTCGACCAAAGCCTCCCATTCAGATGTTTTTTCTACTTCATCTTTTTTTCCTCCATCGACGATCATAGGGACATCTATCCAGCATTGATTTAGTAATCTCTCAATAGCAGCAAATGCAACACTATTTCGTTTATAGGCTTTCTGGAAATGAGAAAATGATAGCTTTTGTGGATAACCAAATTCACTCCACAATTTTTTCCGTTTTGTATTGCCAAGCCCTAAGGCTTCGACAAGAAAATTTAGCCGATCTTGCTCTAGGCTCATAGTAAAACTCCTTTGGCACTTTTAACTTGCATCAACGGAGCGAGTGCATATCGTAGTGCATCTATAAAGTGGTTATGCGCATCAATCACAACAGGCAATACATCGCCTGACAAGCGGTCGGTTTTGTACGAATAAAGGCGAAATTCATTGAGTGTGTGCTGGCAGCGTGGGTGAATGTAAACCTTATTATACGATTTGATGTGTTCAATGCCGTCTTCAACCGAGCCTTTCCATTTTTCTACACCAATAATGCGTGGTAAGCCGTGGCGTTTTAAGTAACTAATCGATTCAGGACGAGCCGAATCAGCTCGCACAACGTGATCGGCAATTTGTGGCACACCTTTAGTGATAAATTGAGTGGTTTCGTCGAGCTCTAAGCCGACTTTGCCCGCTTCGTGCTCGATATATAAATCATTGTTAAATACCCAACATTTGACCGCTGCAGTTGGGTCATTGGCAAAACCAAAGTCCAGCCCGTAATAAGGACCGTTAAAATCAGGGTTAGGCTTAAATTCTAATTCTTGGTATTTATCTCTAAAGATTTGAGCATCAGAGGATTCTAAGTAGTCCCCCTCCCAAATCCAGCGATAAGTCGCATCATCAAGCCGCTGTTTGTCATTTAGCCTCTCTTGCTCGAGCACATCAGGAAACCAAGGATTATCTTGGTAGCTCATTTCAATTATGCAGCTGTTTTCAGGTGGATTTTGCCTGAAGCGAGTATCTGTTGCACTCCCTCTATTTTCTGGGTTCCAAGTTACCCATATTTCGGAATTATTCTCACGCACGGTTGGAATTAATTTCCGCCAAGCAGTTTCGCTTACTGTTTCTGCTTCATCTATCCACGCAATCAAAATACGGGCTTTAGATTTGATGCTATCTAAGTTATGCCGAAGTCCAGAAAACACATAAGAAATCCGCCCATCTTTAGTGCGAACATACTTCTCGCCGACATCAAAAAAATTTGCTAAAAAAGGCTCAGACTTGATCGCCTGTTTAACTTCTTCAAGAGAGCTTTCTTCCAATGAGTTCATAAACTCACGACCGCAAAGAATAACGCCACTTTCCCCTTGCATTGCTCTTTTATAAGCAGACACTGCCGACATTTTGGCAAATGCCCGAGTCTTGCCTGAACCTCGCCCACCATAAGCACCTTTGTAACGATAATCTTTGGCAAAAACAGGCAACAGTTTAGGTGGTAGTTCAATCTGTGCTTTCATCGTCTAAACTCGGAGCAATTAATTCAATCACCATCGGTCGATTCAGTGAACCATCAGAATTAATTAAATCAACCTTGTCTTTAAACATTCCTAAATGTTTACCTAGTAACTCAAGAGCTTTATTTGCGGCGGCAGGTTCAAACTTGGTTTTAGCAATATCGAATCCGACTAATCCGCCAGATTCATTTTTTGCCACATCAGTTTCAACGACAACCTTTTTGCCTGTACTCATTGCAATCACTTCAAGCAATCCGTTTAGCACATCATCTTGTGTGATTTGAGTTCGCTCTGAGCGTTGATTTTTAGCTTGCTGGATTGCTTCTTGAATGTGAGGTTTTGTGAGGTTCTCATATCCCATTTCTTTTGCTGTATCTTCGCTATACCCCGCTCTAATCGCTGCTTGCGTTGCATTTAAGTCAATCAGGTATTCTTCAATAAATCGCTTTTGTTTATCGGTCAATTTACCCACGCCTTTAGACGTGGCTTTAACCTCGCCTTTTTTAGTCATTGGGTTAATTCCTTTACTTCATCGCATTTAATAGATTAGCAATAGCATTAATCAGTTTTGGTGACACAAACGCCAAAATAGGGACTGTTACTGCTAGGCTTATTTGCCATAAACCATATTCCATAAGAATCTCCTTGATGGTTACGGTTAAAAATGTAATAATTTCCATAACTTGTTACTCATTCCGTTTCAATGGGTAATAAAAAAACCTCGAACACCGCAAATGTTCGGGGTTTTGTTTTATATAAATCACATCACTTAGGTATTTTCTCGGGATTTCATCTAACCAACCCCAAAATCATAGCTAAATTATGTAATATTTACTTTTCATTAAAATAAAAGGGAGCGGTTAAGCTCCTCTATAATCACTCTTCTATTGGCTTTTTCAGCAAAATCTTGAACATCAACGGCTCTGCATCGGGATTATTCATATTTGCCAAGTCGTGCATTGTGAACATAATCCAATCAGCTACATCTAAGAACCATTGCGGAATAAAATTAGCGGTAGCGATTACTGGAGCTTCGCTTTCTACATCGCCAATATAACAAGGTACGCCCCACAAACTGCCGTAATGCGTGTATCCTTCCGCAATTAACTGTTTTTTGGTTTTATATCCGAACATTTATTTGCTAACCTCTGTTTGCCATTGTCTGATACGGTCGATTTGACTCGCACATAAATCACGCTCGCCCATTACTTTAATGAGATACTCGACCGTATCGCCGTAGGTTTTACCGCTAAATGCTGTCCGCTCACACGGCACAAGGTAAGCCGCAGGCGGATATAAATACTCAGTGCTGGCGATTGTTTTGTTGGTGCAGCCGTTTAATACTATCAGCAACGCCATTAGGCAAATCAGCCTTAGCACAACTGTCTTGTGCCAGCATTGATGTAATTTCATTCTTGGCCATCTCCACTTTATTCCGCAGCTCATTTGCCATTTTTTGGCTTTTTTCGACCGCTTGTCGCTCTTGCTCTAAGCTATCGTTTAGCCGTTGATTGGCTTTTTGTTGCTGCTCAATGGTTTGGGCTTGTGCGTGGTTCTCGGCTCTTAAGTTATCTATCCGCTGAGATTGACCCCATAACCATACACACAAGCCCAAAATCACGATAGCTACTGCACCGCTAATCCAGTTAAGCATAATGCTTTCTCCTTTTCACGGCGGATTTCTAAGCCTCTTAACTTCTTGCCACCAGCGTACACCCAACGCTCAAACTGTTGGCACATTTCAGGACTATAGCCTCGGTTTGCCATTTTAAACAGGGTGGATTTTTTCATTTTGCCGCAGCCTACGTTAAAGGTGATGGAAGTCATTGCTTCAAATGCTCCTTGTGGTAGATTTCTGCCGTTGCCGTAGAGGTTTACGCATTTTTCCGCAATTTGAATATCTTTCACCCAACGCTCGGCAATTTCCAAATCGCTGTATTTGCGATTTTTATCAATTTTTTGACCGCTTGCCTCGGTTGAGCCAATGCCTACGGTTAACACATCAGCAGGGCATTTATACGGATCACGTCTGCAACCCTCAGCATTACCGATAATCTCTAACCCAGCTTGGCTCGTTTGGATTTCAGGGTGTTGTTCTTGAACTAATGCAATAATGGCGGTAATACCACACACAATTACCCCACCATATTTAAGCTTTTTACTCATCTGTTAGCCCTTTTTCTATACATATCCATTTTTGCTTGATGTAACTCTTCCGCTCGTGCTTCTTCACGCTTACGTCTGCGACTTTCCTCAAATCGCTGAACAAGCCCTGCAATCGCAGTCACAATACCAATGGCAAGACTGATTAACATTAAATTCTGCTGATCGCCAAGCCAAAAAAGCCAAGAGCTAATCCCCGACCAGATATAGCTTTGCGTTCCCATATCTCTCATAACATTTCTCATATTTCACCCCACTTTCGAGGCAATAAAAAAGCCCAGTCCGTAAAGACTGAGCTTTGGTTAAAAAAGCTGCTAGAATACTGTTCCCCAACAAATAAACTAGCAGAGGTTAAAAATGATTGAATTTGATCAAATTGACGATAGTTTCTATCACTTCCCATTTAGACCAAGTCCGGGGGACACTTCAAGCGACACTGCCACACCTTGTATTGGTGGAGTAGATCTTGTTTCCAATCCTGAAAAGGTAGAACTAATACCAGAAGCCGCACACTCCCCAATGTTAAAAAAGTTACTCACAGACTTGAACACTCCAAACAGCAAACTTCTAACACTAGGCTGTGCTTATTGGGCTCATAAAGACAATAGAGATACATCATACGCTTACTTAGAGTTTTCATTCCGGGAACATTCAGTTGCAACTAACCTAGAATTTATCAGAAGTATTGATGAACAGTTCGAGCAATTCTTGCAAGAAAATAAAAAGCAGTTATCTATTGAATTTTCCGTGCCTGAGCAAGCATTTGATATAGTTTCACAAGCTCTTTTCTGGAGTATTCGTCCATTTTCTTACTTCGGAAGCGAAGAGCGCATCTTGATATACTTTCAGGCTGGTAGTCCTCGACATCAGGATTTAGAAATCTTTTTGGATTTACTACACCGCTTTTTGACTGAATATTTAGTTGTTCCAACATAACATTTACTCGCATTTGGCAAGGGCGGCAGGAATCGAACCTGCAACAGACGGTTTTGGAGACCGCCATTCTACCTATTGAACTACGCCCTTAGTATTTGGTAAGCGATACAGGACTCGAACCTGTAGAACACAGAGCCTAAATCTGTTGCGTATGCCCATTCCGCCAATCGCTCAAAACAAAAAGCCCCAAGCATTTCTGCTCAGGGCGGTAAAATTCAAATTTGGTAAACATCATTTATACTACGTCCACCATTAGCACAAAATATACACTTGATGGGCACTCAAATCAAGGCTTAAATTGATATTTTTTTAAATTTTTTGAAAATTTATTAGATAAAATCTTGTTTTCAAGAATATCTGCAATAATTTTTTCAGTCATTTTGCACTTTTCTTGAATAATTTCCTTCCACCTTCTTTCTTTTCGCCCCTCGCTATCCCTTAGTTGGTAGTAAATAGCTATCTGTCTTTCCGAACGCCCGAACCAATATTTTTGCTTGAGTATATCGGCTAACATTACGTCTCTTTTAGTAACGACAGTAAAAATCTCATTTAGCAATCGCCCTAACTCATCACAGCAAGCCTCTCTAGCGGCAAGTTGCTTTTCCCCCTCCGCTGATTTCATCAGTCGATAAATCATATTTACCCGACTTTCTAAATCTAATCCGCTAAATTCCCACGCCCCCCATAACCTTAGTAATTCCTCTATCCATTCTTGCTTTTTAGGCTCTAACCACTTATTTTTTATTTTTCTAGGTAACACGCTCTAACTCCTTGATAATGATTTTTCCTGTTTCACCCCAAACCTTACTTACTCTGCCGTCCCAAATTCGGCAATCATCCTCAAAAATTGCATCAAGCAACGCTTTCTCTAGGTTATCTTTATCTGGCTTCTGTTGATGAGGTTTTCCATTCATTTCCGCTTTTTTCTTCTTGCTCCAGCTTTTCGGCATCGGGATAACAAAAGTAATGTGATAGCCACTTTCAGGAAGAGAAACTTTATTAAGTCTTACTTCATCTTTAAAAGCTCGATAACGCAATACTTCAGGGCGTTGCTTCCATTTGTCGCTTCGTGTCATTCTAGGTTTACCCATTGGGGTTATCAGATATTCCCTTATCATAATTTCCCTTCTCTTCGTAAAATAGCCTGTGTACGGAAAACACCTTCTGCGTGAGCCTGTCGCACATAATCCGCCTCTAATTTGCGAGTTCTACGGTCGCACTCATCGTGGCAACTACTACAAGCCCACGCCCCGAAAATATCATCAGGTTTCATCCTCACACCGTTTAATCCTGCCATTCGATAGTGAGCTAATACCACCGTTTCAGAATTATGATTACAGATCCCCAGCAAACGAATTTGGCACTCTCTGCCTTTTGCCTCTTTGCGTAAATTAGCCAACTCTAGCCTCCCTCTTTATTTGCATAGTTGCATTGTGTATTTATTTATTCTATAATCTCACTCATCAAAGGAGAGAGAAATGTTTAACTTAACCGAAGCTCATTTTAGAGATGAAGCCCTTTACCGATTCTTCCAATATGGCGAAACCAGCAGAACAATTCCTGCTAATCTCACCAATGTATTGGCTCGTAAACTGGATATGATTAATGCGGCTGAAAATCTCAATGACTTACGCAGTCCGCCAGCTAATCGTTTAGAGTTACTCGAACCGAAACAAAACAACATCTATTCAATCCGAGTAAACAAACAGTACCGATTGATTTTCAAGTTTGAGAACAATGAACTCTCTGATTTGTACCTTGACCCACATAATTACGACCTATAACGGAGGTAACTAATGATGCAACGCAAACCAACCCCAGTCGGGGAAATTCTCCAAGAAGAATTTTTAGAGCCACTCAACCTTAAAATAGGCGATCTTGCCGACATCTTAGGGGTTCATCGCAATACTGCCAGCAACATTGTGAATAACAGTTGCCGTGTTAGCCCAGAAATGGCATTCAAACTGGCAAAAGCCTTTGAAACCAGCCCTGAATTTTGGCTTAACTTACAAACCGCAAGCGATTTATGGGAACTCCGCCACAATAACCGCTTCCAGCAAAGTCTAAATAGCGTAAAAGCGGTAAATCACTGGCAAGGTATGCCTGCATTTGCTTAAATTATTCCTACGCTTGACAAGCTCCTCTGTTAGGCGTAGGATTATTTACAGGGTATGGAATAACTTTCCACCCCTTAGGGTCTCAAAAGCCCTTTTATCTAACTAGGTTACTCACCCCGAATGTGTGATTTTTTTGTACCTAAATTTTAGTGGTCTAAGACAAGCCATTACTTAGCCCATTACAAGCGGTCAAAAAACAATAATTTTTTACCAATGATCGACAGTGCGACTAATACAATACCGCAAGGGAATACGTCCGCTGGAGTTAGACCAGTTTTGAGCTGTCGATCTCCCTAACTTAAAATTAGGGTTTCTCTCAAAAGGAAATCTAACAATGACTAACCAAATCTCAACTTTCAATTTCAAATCGCACCAAGTTCGCATTCAATCATTCAACAACGAGCCTTATTTTTGCTTATCCGATGTCTGCGATGTCTTAGGCTTAAATCGCCGTAGTGCCGAAACATTTAACTTGAATGATAAGGGGTGCAATAATATTGCAACCCTTACAAACGGCGGAAAACAGGAACTCACATTCATCAACGAGCCGAACCTTTACCGCATCATCTTCAAATCACGCAAAGCCGAAGCGGTCGAGTTCCAAAATTGGGTATTTGAAGAAGTCCTGCCACAAATTCGCAAGACTGGGCAATATGCACTACAAAATTCTGCACCAAAACGCAAGCGTGGCAGACCGGCAGTAAACCCCTTTAACTATGAAACCTACCAACGAGAGTTCGTCGCCAAAGAGCTAGAAACTCTCGTACAACTCTGGTACTACGCAGACAAACAGCACCAATTCCTACAGTCAATCGTTCCGGCATTTGAAATGCTTAACTCCGAATACGCAGATAAAATCAAACGTACTTGGACTGACAAAATGAGCATCGATTGGGCAGGTGACATCATTGCCCGCCTTTGTAATGGAGCGGAAGTAATGCGACTCGCTCCACTCATTACTCTAGAGAAACGCCAACGTGCTAAACAAGCGATAACAGCAGCTCAATTTTAATTTGTAAAAAATTTGCAAAATCCGACCGCTTGTTACCGCAAGCGGTCTTTTTTCATTCTAAAAATACGAATAAAGCTGATTGATAATGTTTTCGTCTCTGGTATTGTTAAAAACGTGCTTGATGGCTGCATTAATCAATGCTTTATAAACCTGCTCGAACTCGTCTTGCTCCATATTGGCGTAGGATAGGCTTTTCGCTTCAATTCGCACCTGCCCTTTCAAATTCCACGTTTGGGTATAAAACCCAGCTAATACGGTTAAATGCTTGCGGAACGTATCAAACTGAGCACTGGCATCTTGATATTCCCAATCGGTATGGCAGCCGCTCCAGACATCAAAACAGAAATTGAAAAACGCAAAGACTTTGCGATGAAATGCTGGGTTACGCTGGCGTTTGATTTCAATTTCGTACTGCTCACCATTCTGAAACGATTTCAACCGCTTGGCTTCCTCCTCATTGAGAGGGCTTAAAATCCCACCCGGCAACTTCATCATTTGGTATTTAGCCATCTAAACCGTTCCACCCTTCGCTATTTTTCATAGCCGCCCAGCTCCTTAATCTTATCCAGTGGCATTTGACGGGTGACAATTCCCTCCACGAACGGATCGAATACTGCCACCATTGAGCCTTTGTTGTTGCCTTTCACTTCCTCGCCGGTGAGTGGGTTGATAAAATTAATACGTCCGCCAATAATGTCGATCACCTCACTGGCATTTTCTTGGATAACCTGATACCAACGGGTAGATTTATCTGCCGGCAAAAGCATTACTACGATATGACCGGCTTTTTTCAGCTCTGCCGCTCGTTGTACAAACGGTAGAGGGTTGCTATATGGCGGATTCACGAAAATACGCAGTAATTCGCCCCAATCTGCCACACATTCCAATACCACATCGAGCAAGTTATCTGCCAAGAAATCCTCGGCAATCTGACCACTTAGCGTGTCTTCGTCCAAGCCTTCTGCCGCTTTGCCAATCCAGTAGCTATACAATGCGTTTTTGCCGTTAGAACAACCGTCAATGTGAAACCACGCATAGCGATGATTTAGCCAATTACGGAAATACTTTGGCGTTTGGTAAGTGTCTCTATCAAAATCTGTCATTGCATTGCTCCATAGCGTTTGTTTGATGATGTTTTAGTTTCTTTTGGCTGGAAATATTCCCTCGCTTCCGCCTGATCGCATTCTACGAACCTACCCTGCTGGAATTGCATATAAACCGTGCCATTTGCTCCAAAGCGATTTTTAGTAACAATCCATTCAGTATAGGGGGCTGGCTCGCCGTCTTTGTTGCGTTGGTTATGCACCATAATGATTTGGCTTGCATCTTGTTCAAGACTGCCACTGTCTCGCAAATCTGCGTTGGTTGGGCGACTGCCATCTGCATTGCGGTTAAGCTGTGCCAATAAAATCATCGGCGTGTGGTTGTTTTTGCAAAAAGTTTTAAACCGCTCCATACTTTCACCGATTTGATAGGTTCGGTTAATTTTGCCGTCTAGTTTGCCGTGTCGAACCAAACCGATATAATCAATCACTACCGCACTCACTTTGCCGTACTCTTGAATATGGCTCTCTGCAATCGCCACAATCTCTTCTGCTGTTAATCCGCTTTTATCAACAATATATAACTGCTGATTTTGTAAAGGCTGAATCGCCGTTCCCATTCGGGCAAAATCTTCATCATTCATCATTTCCGGGTTGCGAAGTTTTACCGAATTTACACCGCTTGCACTGGCAATCAGCCTATCCATAATCTGCTCTTTGCTCATCTCCAGCGAGAAGAACAGCACCGAACCGTTATTCTCGATAATGTTTTTGGTAAACGTGATGGCTGTTTCGGTTTTACCGTTGCCGGCACGTCCTGCTACAATGCAAATATCGGTATCGTTAACGCCGCCTAGTTTTTTATCCAACGCTTCAATGCCGGTAAACAACAAACGCTCTTTAAAACTTGGTTTTGCACGTTCTTGGAACAATTCCAAATAACCTTCGAGCAAATCATTCATATCAATCGGTTTCACTTTTCCGCCACGTTGTAATAATTTGCTTAGGTGAGCTAACCCGGTTGAAGTGATAGCATCTAACTGCTCGTCTCGGGCATTTTGCAACTCACCTGCAACGTCTAAAAACACTCGCTGGGCTTCTCGGCGTTGATGATATTGCCGGACTTTTTCTGCATAGCCGTCTAAGTTTGCACCGCTGATCGTGTTTTTCATTATCTCTGCCAACGTAGCAAAATCTTGGGCATAGTCGGTATTGAGTAACAGCATATCGATCACGTTATCTTTCAACGCCTGCTTGCGGATAGCCTCGTAAATCGCCCCAAGTTGGAAGGTGGCGAACATTTCAGGTTCTAACCAGCTCAATACATCCCTAGCTTTCGAGTTAAGACCGGATTTCAGCAACGCCCCAACCAGCAAATATTCAACCTCGTAAGTGATATTTTTCAAATTTTGGCTCATAGCGAATCCTCCCAAGTCTTATAAAACGTTTTCGAACGAATGATGTAGCCGAAATTTGCTACCCAAGCCGAGCCATCAAGCCCGCCAAAATAAAATCTGTCTTTTCGGCTACTCGCCTGTCGGACAAAATCATTGAAGTAATCGGCAAAGTGTTGCCTTGTGTAGCCGCCAAATTCTTTTCGCAAGATTTTTGCCAATGCGTGAACCGATCGCTTTCGCTCATCACTCATCGCCCGAATTTGCGGAATCGGCGTATCTTCCACCGCACGATTAAATTCTTCCATCACGCCTTGATAATCGACCGGCTCAGATTTTGTTTTTTTCGGCAAAGAGGTCTCGGGCTGTTGCACAGAATTTACGTTAGTAAATTCATTATTTATTTTTTCTTTTGTAATAGTTTCTTTTGTGGTTGTACATTCATTGGATTTTTGTTGTACATTCATTGGATTTTTTACTTGTTTTTGTACAACCTTTTTACTTTGTACATTCATTGGATTTTGCTTTTTTTGCCATTCCGAAATGTACAAATTCAAGCCAATTTTTCTACCATCTTTGACTAAAACACGCATTTTAATCAGCTCATTTTTTATACGACTTGCTTCTTTATCATCACAAAGTCTAGATATTTCTGCTAACTGTTCATTACAAATCCAATCCATCTCCTTGTGCCAAGAAAATGTTTTTCTGATAACCCCAAGAACTAATTTGATCTGAGGTTTAGTTAAGTCAGTTTCCAAAATAGCATCTAACAACTCATTCGGAATTTGTGTATAACCATCATCAACACTCACTTTCTTAGCCTCTGATTGTTTGGGGTGCAGTTTTAAAATTGGGTTAATTTGCTTCGGTTGTGCATTCACTTTTCAGCTCCTTATAAATTTGTTGTGAACGGATTTCAATTTCGGCTACGGATAAACCGCTTTCAATCAGATTTTTTAACCGTTTTCGATATTCAAACTCTTGCCATAAGGAGCTTTTTTGAGTAAAATTCTCTTGATTTTTCAAAAGGTAACTCCTTGTAAATCACCACCGTTGTGCTTTTAGCTCCCTTTCTCATTTCGCAGTGCTACAACATCGGTGGTTTTTTATTTGCCTAAATACTTACCAGCGAGCAGTTTTAATGCTGCTAATTCCTCTTTATCTGCAAGCTCAATACCTAAGTAATCAACAATTACCGCCACCATTTCCACGTTATCGGCAAATGTGCGGCTAAATTGTGATTCACTTAGTCCGATTGCTCTTGCTAATTCCTTATGCGTAACCGTTGCAGATTTACGATGTATCAAATCCACAATCGCTCTTGCATTTTTCGTTAATTCATTGCGTGGCATTGTGAACCTCTTGGGGTAAGTTAATCCTGAAATTCAGGAAAAAGTTCTGATTTAGGAAGCCCAGTTGCTTTTGCCCAATGCTCAGGTGAAACCGTTTTAGTGGTTAAATGTCCACCACGTCTTTTTATCATTGCGATAAACTGTGGGCTTTTACCTAATGCACGAGCAAGCTCTACCTGAGAGCCTTCAAAAACTTGAAGTGCTTTATCCAAAGGTGTCATAAAGTTTCCTTAAGTTGTTTATTGTTTACATCCATAAACCTAATGTTAAAACAAAAATAAACTTTTGTAAACTTATTGGTGATTGAAAAAATAAACAAAACGTTTATATTTATAAGGTAAATAGGAGAAATATATGGAAGATAAAATTTCGCAAAGAGTTTCAGAAAGACTGGAACAAGTTTTGCAAGAACAAAACTTACAGCGTAATGAATTAGCGGACATAGTTGGTGTATCAGCTCAAGCAGTAACCAATTGGATAAAAAGGGGGCAAATCAGCCCTAAATCCGCGCGTATTATCAATAAACAACTAGGTTATTCTGTCAATTGGCTACTTGGAGCTGAAATTGAAAAGAAAAGCACAGATATTTCTTCTATTGAAGACAATGCAGACTATAGCGATACTCATATAGCTATAGAACTCTATGATATTAAGTTATCCGCCGGAAATGGACGTATTGTGGAATGGGTTCCTCGCAAATCAGAGGAACCATTACTCTTCAGAGAAGCTTGGTTCAAGCAAAAACGTCTTTATCCCGAAAACTGCAAAGCAATGTATGTGCGAGGTCATAGTATGGACCCCGTGCTAAATGATTGGGACACAGTGATCGTAGATATTACAGACACCGATATAATAGATGGCGAAATATATGCTCTCATCTATAGCAATAATTTTTATATCAAACAAGTAGTAAGAACAGGTAAAGGAGTACAACTCATTAGCTTTAACCCTGATTATGAGCCAATTAATATTAGAGAGAGTGATTTAGAAGAACTACAAATTGTTGGCAGAAAAATATGGCGTGGCGGTTGAGCATAGGAGTTATTTGTAGAGTAAAAGTGGGTTTTGTTTGTAAAAAATTTGTTTTCCCACATTTAAATATGTACAAGCAACTATCAAAAATGATAACCTAACAGGTAAACTATTTATGAATATAATATTCAAATCTAAAAAACTAGAAAAAATATTAAATTCAGATACTGAAATTCAAAAGCACTATGGCAAAATTTGTGGCAAAAAAATAAAGATTTTACTCTATTCTTTAAAGGCAGCCCCAACGCTACAAGAGTTTTATCCGCCACTAAGCAAACCTTATCGTTGCCATGAACTTTTAGGTAAACGTAAGGGGGAAATCAGTATGGATGTTGAACACCCTTACAGATTACTATTTGAAGTAAACAATACTCCATTGCCAACCCTTGATGCAGGTGGGCTAGATTGGTCAAAAGTAACATCAATTCGGATATTATCTATTACTGATACACACTAGAGAAAATAAAGATGAGCGAAAATCAATTCTACCCTGACTATGCGATTTTACCTGGTGAAATACTTGAATTTGAATTAGACAGTTTAGAAATGAGTCAAAAAGATTTAAGTGATAAAACAGGTATATCAACAAAACACATTAGTAACATTATCAATGGCAAAGCACCTATAACACCAGAAACAGCCATTTTACTTGAACGTGTCTTAGGCAAATCTTCTCGTTATTGGATAAACCTTGAAGCCTTATATCAAGAAGCAACAGCACGCCTTGCGGATAAAGAAAAACTTGCACGATATGCTGAATGGGCGAAGCAATTTCCTAATTCAATGCTACAAAAACTGGGATTCATCGAAAAACATAAAGATATATCCAATAAAGTTGAGGCTTTACTCCGCTTTTTTGGCCTTGGCTCACCAGATGATTACCAAACTGTATGGGGGAAACTACAGGTTCAATATCGACAAGATAACCGCACTAAAAATTGTCCTCACAGTAGTGCTGCTTGGCTAAGAGCCGGAGAAATAGAGGCAAATAAGATTTCATGTAACCCTTACTCTGAAAAAGATTTTAAGAAAGCTCTAAGTAAGATAAGAGCCTTGACCAAAATAACAGATCCACAAACTTTTATTCCAAAACTTCAAGAAATTTGTGCGAATGTTGGGGTTGCCGTTGTGTTTATCCCTTGCTTTCCTAATACTGGCATAAGTGGTGCAACTCGTTGGTTATCTTCTGATAAAGCAGTGGTACAGCTTAGTTTACGCTATAAAACAAACGATCATCTTTGGTTTACTTTCTTTCATGAAGCAGCACATATTTTGTTGCATGGGAAAAAAGCGGTATATTTAGAATTTAACAGTAAAAATAGCAACCTTGAAGAAGAAAATGAAGCTAATGACTTTGCTCAAAAACAACTTATTCCAAGAGAAGTATGGCGTTTGATTATCAAGCACCCCCTTACAGAAAGCAGTATCAAATCTATTGCTAAAGAGATAGGTATAGCTGAAGGGATTATCGTAGGCCAACTACAACACCATCAATACTTATCTTATCAATCTCTTAATCATTTGAAAGTGAGATATACTTGGACCTAAATCATAACCGCCCACCGTGGCGGTTTTATTTTGCCTAAAATCTGCAAAACTCTCACCACAATCTACCACTCGCAACCCATCTTTGTTTATTTATTAAGCAATCAAGCAATCTTTCTAAAAATAAATCCCATTGAAAATCAACTACATACACAAAATAAATAAACAAAATACACAATATAAATAAACTTTATGTTGATTTTTAAATTAACTTATTGTTTAATAAACCCATCAAAACGAGCTAAGCTCGATGTTCTTTAAAAATTAAATTCAAAATCACTTAGCTGAATAGCAATGTTTAGATTGCTTGCCCGATGGTGCGAAAGTTAGTCCAAGTGTGGGGGTATGAACCACCGCTTTCAACAGAACGTCGAGAACAGGCGAACCAAGCAATCAACAAAGCACAACACCCACGCTAGGCGGATAAGTGATTAAGTCCGTGTAAATAGCAGTAGCACACCACTACGAAGCCACACGGTATAAATTATAGCGACAACATAAAGGGATAAATTTCTGCCCTGCGTTGAGTGAAATCGGTATAGGGATAGAACTAAGTGTGCCGCACTTGCACGCTCTCGCACAAAGAAGCCTGAAAAGGTGAGCTGTCTATACAAAAAAAACCGTAAACCATCAGAGTAAATGCGGTCGCTAGTAATGAATAGGCGTACATTACAATAGTGTTGAGCGTCTAAGTTTAAAGTTTTGAAGAGAGCAAAACTAATGTGCAACCTAATCTTGAGCCTTACAAGTATAAAGAAAGGCGAGGTAAGGCTGGCATTCTTTTATTCAATTAACGATTCAATGATTGATAAATAAATTCACAGTTAGCCTCCATCTCTAACAACTTTCAACAGAGAGTTAGCTAAATAACCACCTTTAGTTTTAATGTTTTCTAAATGGTCGTTAGGCAGCGAAACGAATGGTAGATAGAGAGTTGTTAGAGATGGTTCGCCATCACTCCCTTAATGTGATTGAAGTAAACCCTGCCGTTGGGGTTAAGCAACGGTACTTTGACCGCATAGTTCAGTGGATAGAGCAGCTGCCTTCTAAGCAGTGGGTCGAGAGTTCGAATCTCTCTGCGGTCGCCATTCAAGGCGGCATTCGGTGCTAACACTTAGGTTTTTCTGCACTAGTTTTCACCTAAGTCGAGTGTCGCCTTGAATGGCATAAAAAGACCTTGATTGTCGTGAAAGGTTAAACCCCGACGGCTACAGGTAATTCTCCATTTTGCCCACCTAAGACGTGGGCTTTTTTATAAGGATTAAAAAATGCTTGAAATAGCAATTTCTCTTATCGTGTTTACTCTTCTCGCCATTCTTATCTTCGGGTTTGACGAATAATTATTTCTTTATTGACTTAATTATTTTTACTAAATAATCCGCAGAAACGTGGAAATCATTTTTACCATTTATTTGAGGATGGTTTTTCTCAAATGTTGAAAAGTTCATCAGTATTTCTTTTACAATAGATAATTCATTTTGTTTCATAGCTAAATTTAAAGCTAACATCCGATGTTCAATAGCGGTTAATTCATTGTGCCAATACTTAATTTCTTTCAAATTATCTTTATATAATTTAAGAAAGAAATAAGCAAAGGTTTCAATAAGCAAAATAAGCGATAGCCTTGGCAAAAAATTAGCTAAAAAATCCAAACTATCCTTAGGAGAAAAGCTAAAAAAATGGGAAAGGTAAAGTAATGCCACTGCCCCCATTACACTAAATATAATGCCTAATACAAGGTTAATCGCAGACTTTTTTTCTTGTTGCTTAATTGCAGAACGAATGCGAGAAGTTGTCCACTGGGTTTTATGTTCTGCATATTCTTGCAACTTTTCTTCAGGGGTAAGATTTTTTTCATACTCATCAACCATATCAAGCAATGATGCACCTGAAATAATGTGTTCATCTGTTTTAGTCTCGGTTGGAGATAAATAAGAAATCAATAACAATGGAAGTAAAACCGCACCAATAACTAAAATTGAAAAAGTCATATTTTCAATCCAAATTGATGTTTTATCTTCTGGAACACCATATTTATGTGAAATTACTGCTACACATACTATCAATGAAACAAAGACGAATAAAAAGGCTCGAAATAGTTTGATGATATTGTTGTGATGTTTTTTAAACAAAGTCCAAATAAAGTTCAGCATAAGCTACCTCAAAGTTAAGTAAAAAATTTACGCAATAATCATTGCCCTTTTTACTTGTGCTTGCAAAACAAGTATACCACGTTTGCGGTCGTGGTTAAATAAACCGCAGATATTGACACCCACCGCCCTTTGTTCTAGAATGCCCCCACTTTCAACAGAAAGTCGGGATTGGTCGCACCTTATGCGACCTTTTTTGTATCTGAAAAGGTGTAACATTATGGAAATCAAAGATTATTCTGCACTTCAACTTGCCTTGAATGCCTGTACTGGTATAACAATGCTGGCATTAACAACGGCAAAAGATCCGCAATCTAAAACCAAGCTATCTAATAGTCTTGCAGCAGTCAAAGAAGTACTAGATACAATAGAGAATGGAAAGAGAAATGAAAATGCGGATATGGCATATGTAATGCTTTATGATGCATATCACAGAGCATTCAAAGCCGTAAATGGTGATTTCTCGCCTGAAACAAAAAATTGATTGACAAACAAAATCAACCGCTTTACCATTTGCCCTAACAGCGATTGGCGTCGCTAATTCAAAAAGGGGCATAGCCCGCGTAAAGCGGTTTTTTTATGCCAAAAATTCAGACTTTATTTTACTACCCAGTTAGTAAAACCCAATGATGGGCTGAATGGGAGATCGAAAGATCGCCGTTTCCCTTTTTGAGCGGTACGCCAATCCTGTTCAGTTCATCACCAACAAAATTGGCGTTTTGTTTGTGATGAGTAATTTCAAATTCATCAAAAAGGAAAACAAAATGACTACTCCAGTCCAATTCACCGCATTCAATTTCAATACTTCCCCAGTTCGTGTTATCACTGATCCAAATCAAGAATTTTGGTTCTGCGGTGCAGATGTTTGCTCTATTCTCGGCTATGTGAATGCCCCTGACGCATTGAAAAAGCATTGCAAAGAGGGGGGTATAGCGAAACGCTATACCCCTACCCAAAGTGCAGAACAAGAGATGATTTTCATCAACGAGCCTAATTTATACCGCCTGATTATCAAATCACGCAAACCAGAAGCGGAAAAGTTTGAAGCGTGGGTATTTGAAGAAGTTCTGCCACAAATTCGCAAGACTGGTAAATATGCGTTGCAAAATTCTCAGCAAAATCTACCGCTTGCACCACCGCCAAAGAAATACACCTTCGACTTTACCGAAGATGAACTCCAAAGCCTCGTATGGGGTTGGTTCGCTTTCGTGCGAGGTATTCACACTTTCCGCTATATCTACCCGATGTTTCAAAAGCTCGGCTCGAATATGGCAGGCGAAATCTACGGACAAGGTTTTGAGTATAGCCACACCGCACAAGCGGCTCACAAAATCCTTCAGCGGATTACCAAAGACTTTGAGTGCGATCCGATGACAAACTGGCGTGTACTCAAACATCTTCGCAACTTTGATCCAGCATTCCAAAAGCTAACATTCTAATACTTCCCCCTCCGCAAACTCCTTGCGTTTGACTCCGCTATTTTCTGCGGAGGGGCTTTTTACACCCAAAATTCAGATTTTGACTAAAAAAGGAACGAACTATGCCAACCTTTATGCAACACCAAATCAACCGCCAAGCATTAAGAGCAGAATTATTAAACCTTGAGCAACGTAAAATCCAAAAAAACGGAATGCTTGAGGTGATTGAGTATCGTATCAACCAAATCAAGGAAATGTTGAAATGAGTAAAGCAGAATACCTCACAGCAAAAGAGGTAGCGAGTTTGCTCGGTATATCCGCTTCACACCTTTACGATTGGGTAAGTGATGACCGCAGAAAACAGCGACCGTTCTTTCCGAAATCCAAAATGATAAGACGTTCTAATGGCGGGGACAGAAGATTAATCCACCAATGGGATAAGAAAGAGATTTTGAAGTTTATCAAGGATGCGAAAGAAAAGCCTTATTACCTGCTTTCGGAACATCAATACGAAGAGCTGAAAGCAGAAAACCGCCAAAAGAGCGAACTGCCACCCTCTGCCTTTAATGCTTTTCATAGGCAGATGTATCAACTCAAACAAAAGCGAATGGAGGCGGTAAATGGTTAGAACGGCAATATCCGCATTGCTTTTTCTGCTTGCTTTAACACTTTTAATGCAATGCAGCGAGAGCGAAGAAATCATCCCAGCTGGCGAATGTACGCCAGAGAAATGTGAATTTAAAACGGAGAACGTGTGATGAAGATTTATAGCCAAAGCAAACAATCTTTAGAGCAGATTATTGATGATTTAACTGCCCAACTCCCACAAATCCAAGCAAAGCAGAAAGAGCTTGCCAAAGAGCATATCAGAAATGCTTTGAAATGCGTTGAGTTACACGAACTTATCGAAATGGCAAACGACATATACGCCGAACAATTCGCACAAGGCGAAATTGCAACCCACCACACCATCCAACAACAGGAGAAAATCAATGAAACTCTACGAAATTAGCGAAAACTACAGCAACATTGCCGACCTACTTAAAAACCCTGAACTAGCTGAAAATCCCGATGTTATCGGAGCATTGGAGGCGATTGAAGATGAGTTCAACAACAAAGCCGTGAATACCGTCAAGGCAATCAAAATGGTAGAGAGCGACATCGATACGATTGACGGCGAAATCAAACGCCTACAAGCGATGAAGAAAGTCCGCCAAAATGCCCTTGATAGCGTAAAAGACTACCTCAAACGCAATATGGCAGCCACAGGCATTTTCAAAATCGAAAGCCCATTGTTCAAAATCAGCTATGCCGAACGCCAAAATGCCGCGGTGGAGCTTGATGAAGAATTATTCCTTGCCAACAACCTCAACGAAGATTTGGTCAGTGTCAAAATCACACCAAGCAAAACGGCAATCAAAAAAGCCCTTGAAGCCGGTGAGCAGATTATCGGGGCGAGATTGGTGGATAGTCAGGTGTTGATGATTAGATAAGGGAAAACAAAATGAGCATCGCAACCCTAATTTTAGGCGAAAGTGGTACAGGAAAATCCACCAGCCTACGCAATTTCAATCCTGCTGATGTGCTACTTATTCAAAGTATACACAAGCCGTTGCCATTCCGCTCTGCCGACTGGAAACTGCACAGCAAAGACAACCCGAATGGTAATGTGTTTATCACCGACAATGCCGATCAGATTTGCCACATTATGAGTAAAACCCAACGCCAAATTATTGTGATAGATGATTACCAGTACATTATGGCGAATGAGTTTATGCGAAGAGGTAAAGAGAAAGGCTACGACAAATTCACTGACATCGGCGTAAATGCGTGGAAGATTTTCGATCTTGCTACCAAACTATCCCCCGAAAAGCGAGTATATATTTTGACACATACCCAAAATGACGAGTTTGGACGAACTAAAATTAAAACCATCGGAAAAATGCTTGATGAGAAAATCACACTCGAAGGTATTGTCACCGTCTGCCTACGCACTCACGTTGCAGATGGCAAATATCATTTCTCCACCCAAAACAACGGCTCAGACACCGTCAAAAGCCCAATGGGATTGTTTGAGAGTGATTTAATCGATAACGACCTCAAGGCTATAGATGATGCCATTTGCGAATACTGGGGTATTCAATCTGACAAACCACAACCAACACAAGGAAAACCACAATGAACCAACCAATTTTCACCTATGACCAAAACGCTGCACTGAAAGCCGGTCAATCCTCGTTCATCAACGAAACGGGGGCTTACGTCGGCAAAATCACCACCGCCAAATGGACACAATCCCAAGGCGGAGCGAAAGCCCTAGAGCTGAGTTTTGAAGATGAAAACGGGGCGAAAGCAGACTATCTCTCGATTTACTATACCAACAAAAATGGCGAGCAGTTGCAATATGGATCGAATATGATTCAGGCAATTATGGGTTGCACCGGCGTGAAACAGCTTACACACTCCACCTACAACGGCAACCAAGTCGCTCCTGAATTAACTGATAAGCGAATTGGCTTAATGTTGCAGAAAGTGCTACGCCTCAAACAAGATGGTTCAGAAACGCATAGTTTCCAAATCCTCTGCCCATTCTCGGCAAACAGTCGTAAAACCCTTACCGAAAACGCAGAAAACAAACCGGCAGAACGAATTGATTGGTTGGTCGCCAACACCAAAGACAAAGACGAGCGAGCCAAATCCAACAATCAACAAAATCGCTATGCGACACAACAGCAATACTACGCCTCAACCCAGCCACAAGGACAATGGGACGGCTACGCAGACCACGAACGCCCACAAGGCAATAATTTTGATGATGATATTCCGTTCTGAGATACGTATGAGTAACCGCCAAATGGCGGTTTTTTATTATCAAAAATCCAACAACCCTAATTAGGAGAAATCAAAATGGCAAAAACAAACGTACCTGAATTCTTAGATGAATTAGATTGCGGTATTTTCAAAGACAAACTGGCTACAGCTCTTTCAGAAGTGGCGTTAGGCGTACTAACCCACGATAAGAAAGGCAAAGTAACGGTTGAATTTAGCTTAGACAAAATGGATAGCGACAACCCATCTGTTCAAATCCAACACAAATTAAGCTACGTCAAACCAACTAAACGTGGTAAATCTGCGGAAGAAGATACCACAGCCACACCGATGTATGTTCATAAAGGTGGGGCATTGTGTGCCACACCTGAAAAGACAGAAACAGCAGTAAAGGAAAGCCCTAGCGGTTTAAAGGCTCTCTCTAGAGCTGCTGCATAATCATTTCCCCAAGCCACGTTAATGCGTGGCTTTATTTTTACTCAAACAAAAAGGAACTCAAAAATGGATAAATCGACTATTCAACAAATTTCTGCTCTTTCTGTTGCTGCAACTAAAGAGGTTCAAACTGATTTTGGATCAGTAATGCTACCTGAAGGCATTAAATTACAAAGCTTAGAGTCTTTCCAAGTACATCGTAATCAATTCCGTGCAGCGTTTTCAACGCAACGTTTCGGCAGCCTGATTGAATATGCCAAAGCCAATACCCAAGAAAACGCACAATGTTTTATCGACCAAGAAAGAATGAGTGCAGAAGTGGTATTTGATATGGGTAATACCGAAAAAGCAGGACACGCCAAACACCGTGCGAAGTTGGTAATGAAGAAAACCGCTGCTTACAAGTCCTTATGTGAAATTAACGGTACACGCTGTTCACAGCGTGAGTTTTCAGATTTCATTGAAGATTGGGGCATTTACTTAAATGCTTACCACCACGATGACGAAATCAGCATTAAAAATGCCGTACAAGCCGTGCGTAAGATGACTATTGACTACGCACGAAATGAAGAACACGAACTTAGCGATTTTGCTGCTAAAAAATCAGCAATGGAATCAGTGGAAGCTAAATCTACACTGCAACTACCAACTCACCTTGTATTTACCTGCAACCCATACAACGGGTTAGGTACTCGTTCTTTTACCCTGCGTGTGCAGGTGCTAACAGGTAGCGGAGAGCCTGTATTAGTTGCTCGTTTATTGCAGGCTGAACAGCTAGAAGAAGCGATTGCTACCGAGTTTGCTGAAAAGCTAGCTGATGAATTAGTTGATACGCAAATCAAGGTCAATATCGGTACGATTGAGATCTAGCTTGTAAGTTAGCTTATAAGTTTACTTGTAAGTTTTTGATGAAAATTGACCGCTTGTTGAATACAAGCGGTTATTTCTCGAGGAAAATTCACGATGAAAACAACCCAGCATATTTTAGATGAACGTGAACAACAACACGGCAACTACGACAGTTTCTCCAAGATTTATGGTGGTTTACGTAAAGTCAGCGACTCACACGCAGAAAAGCTCACTTGGCAACAGCAAATCGCCGTTGAGATGATGTTATTCAAAATTGCGCGAATTTTAAATAACGGAGCAAATCATCAAGACAACTATCAAGACATTGCCGGTTATGCAATGTTAGGTGGCGGACTTTATAACCCGAATGTGTCAGCAGAAGTTAAAGCATTACCAAAACCATTAACCGATAGTATTTACCCCGAATCACACCTTAATAAAAATTCTGTTTGGCGGCTGGATTTGGAATTTGAGACCAAAGAAGAGGCAACTGAGGTGTTGGAAGCTTTAACTGGTAAAAGTGCCGGTGTTAGTGAGGTAAATAATGAGTGAGTCATTTAGTTTAGAAAAAGCATTATCTGGAGAACCAGTAGTAACACGGAAAGGTGAAAAAGCATATATTTTGGCTAATTTAAATAACGTAGAGGATAGAGGGTTTGATTCAGATTATCCCTTAATTGGAATTACTCAAAATAACTTATTTATAGTTCGTTGGACTTTAAAAGGAAATGTTACAGTACGAGGTAATGAATCTTTAGGAGATATTGTTGGAATGTGGGAAGAACCGAGTCCACGAGTGCAATTAAATTTACCCTGTCCTGTTCTTCTGCTTGAGGTTGGCAAACGCTACTATACTATCAATGTTTATGACGTTGATTGTTATGATGGGGAGATGGGCTTCACGAGCATTGAAGAATGGGTTTATGAAGATGCTGATGATTGCCAAACAAAAAGTAGAGCCGAGCAAGGGTTGATGTTCGCAAGCCGAACTGATGCTCAAGAATGGCTAAATGCAATGCGAAATAGCAGGAGATAGTATGGTTGGGAAAATACGTCTCCCCCCTGCTTTATGGTTTGGAATGGTTGTTTTGAACGCTTGCTCATATATCAAAAACACAGATAGTGTGCTTATTATTCTCTCAACAATTGTTATTTTGGAGAAAGAAAATGAATGAAGACAAATATTTTTCGGTGGATGTATCAAATGATATACATATCCTAAATCTGCACGAAACCTTAGAGCAAGCAAAACAAAGCTGTTTAAATGGTGCTACTGAAGCCTATGAGTTTGCGGATGACATGGATGATCACGAAAGCTATGAAGCCTATGATTTACCCTATGCAGTTTATGGTGTTGTTTTAGGTAGAGCAAAATCAGATATCCGCCCACTAACCGACGAAGAAAGAGAATCAGAGTTATTTGGGGAAGTCGAACAAGTTATTGAACCACCAACACTTGTAGAAAATAATAGCTGGATTTCGGTTAAGGATAGGCTTCCAGAGCCATTTTATACATCAGAGCAATACAGAATGCCTGCAAATCGTCATCTTATTTATTATACGGAAGATGAAGAATATTGGTTTATTGGTTTTGGCTGGTATTTGTATGATAGCAAGGAAGATGAGAAAGGGGACTTAATCCCTTACTGGGAGCTGGAAGATAGCTTTTTTGACGAAGTGACAGTCACCCACTGGCAACCACTCCCACAACCACCAAAGGAGGAAAAATGACCGACACCGAACGCCTAGATTTCCTAGAAAAACAAAAAATCGAAACCCGCTGGAGTGAAATTCACGAACAATGGGTTTTAGGTACATACGAAGGCAACGGCGGATTTTTCCACTGGGCGAGAAATCCAGATTTACGCACAGCGATTGATGAGACCGCCAGAGAAATGCGAGGGTTTGGCAATGATAGAAATTAAAGCTTGCCATCTTGAAAAGCTACTGATTGAAAGCGTCCGCTACTGCTTAGGGCGAAGCACCTACGCCGTCAGCGAATGTGGCGATATTATTCGCTTACATTGGAAAAATATTGGAGAAGGGGCAAAAGAAGTTATTCGAAGAGATATCCGCAACAAAATTGACCGTCACAACGACAGTGCCACTGATAATTTCAATAATTACCACGAGCGATTAAATAGGGATAACTCTTATCTCGGTCACGAATGCGATGCCTTTACTTGGATTGAGTTATTAAATTGGATTGATGAGCAGGAGAATTAAGTCAATTTCACATTGATTTTGAATACAAAGCGTTATAATATGCACCCAATTGTAGTTGATTAGTCACACTAATCATTCGTTCTTTGTAACAATTTAGACTACAAACAGCTTACCAAGTGAACTTGAGTAGGCTTTTGTAGTCTAAGTTAAAAATACATCATTAAGGAGTTCATTATGCAAAATCTGATTATTCGTATGTTATCTTTATCTGAAGGGTGGGATGGTAACGATTAATGGATTGGGCTAGTACAATTCAAACAGTTGCCGTATGTGCCGCAGCTATTTTTACTGCTCTAAGTATTAGATCTAATACTCGAAACGCACGGCAAAGAGCTACAATAGATTTAATTTTACATCAAAGCCAAAATAAAGAGTTGCAAGACGCAATCACATTGGTTAATCGTTTAGCAAGGCAAAAATTGCCACTCACTGAGCATTATAAAGTTGATGAAGTTTTTAGAAGTTCAATACTGAAAGTACTCAACTCTAGAGAATTTACCTCAACAGGTATCAGAGAAAACATTTTTGATGAAAAGGTTTATAAACGTTCCCAATTTACTAATTTTACTCGAGATTGGGAACGCTTGGAGTGTGTTGTAGAATACATTAGAAAAGAAACTAAGAAAGAAACACTATTTCAAGACTTTGAACATCTTGGTAAAAAATGGAAACACAACCGATTAAAAGTATTAAAATAAAGCCGTGTTCATAATACGGCTTTTTTATTGACACCGCCCGCCCTTTCGGCTAACAAAAAAGGGCATTACGCCCCTTTTGCCCGGTACATTTCGCATAATGTTTTTATTGCTTGAGGACGGGAAACGCCCAATTCAGCACAAATAGCGTCAAATTCATTGGCTACTTCAGCGGATAATTGCATTAAAATACGCCGTGCTTTACCTTCCGCTAAGGCTTTATCATTTAATCGTCGGGCAGTTTCTGCACGCAATTTACGAGAATGTTCAGTTTGAGCGTTTGCCATTTTGCTACCTTTGGTTGATTTTTAAAACGGAAATTGTTATATTAGGAGCCGTTGGGGGGAGTACCAGTCCCCCCGCAGGGTTATCCATTAACTAGTAAGCATTTGAGCTTACCACCAACAAGATAACTAGGATTGCGATTTTCCAAAACATCATCCTAGCTCCTTTTTTGAATGCCCGATTTCAGTCGGGCTTCTCATTTTCAGAACCATTCTGAAAACAATTGCATTATATAAATAATAGAATAAAAACACAAGTATTATTTATATAATTTTAGCTATTGACAACAGAAAACATTTAACTTACTATTCCGCCAACGGTGCTCAACACACCTTGACTAACAGCGGAATATCACCGCCCAAGTGCGGTTTTTTTGTATCCTGATTTTATGATCGGGTGGCGTTTCGTACATACAATACCGCAAGGAAAAACGGAAGGCTGTCTGTTAGCAGTGTTGAAGCACCCGATCGCCCTATCTCAACAATGGGGCTTGTAATAAAATCTAACAGAGGATACTCATCAATGACTACACCAGTCCAATTTAACGCATTCAATTTCAATTCATCTGCTGTTCGTGTAATTACCGATCCAAATCAGGAACACTGGTTCTGCGGTACAGACGTTTGTTCAATCTTAGGTTATACAAACTCTCGAAAAGCATTACAAGATCATTGCAAAGAAGCTGGTGTAACGAAACGTTACATCAGCCACCCAAGCGGTAGAAAAGAAGCAATATTCATCAACGAACCCAACTTATACCGCCTGATTATCAAATCACGCAAACCCGAAGCGGAAAAATTTGAAGCGTGGGTATTTGAAGAAGTTCTTCCACAGATCCGCCAGACGGGTCAGTATTCGCAAAATAATCAGCAAATCGCACCGCTTGCAGAGCCTAAAATCACAATGGAGCTAACCAAAAAAGAATGGCTACGTTTCGCTTCAATGTGGTTCGCTCTCTATAACAGCCTTGAAGTGCTTGCCACATTAGAAAAACCGTTGCGTACTATCGGTTCGCCGTTTGGGGCAACCGCCTACACTCACGCCACCGAGTATCAAACCACGCTTGGCGTAATGAAGCGGATACTTGAACCGATGTTAGCCGACTTCGAGGTTGATCCGTTTGAAGAAGCCCACTACCACAAAGCCCTAACCACCTTAAGGCAATACCAGCCAAAAGGCTTAGGTGGCTTAGTCCGAATTTAATTTGCAAAAAAATCATAAAACCGACCGCTTGTGAAACATCAAGCGGCGGTTTCCTGCACCCAAAATTCAAGGACAAGCCGATGAAATATGCAAAACTTATTCTATTTTTAACCGCTTTCGCAGTTGCTGCTGACTACTTAGAGTTAGGCAACGACTGCGACGGCAAAATTTGTACTGCACCACGTTAATTTAACCCAATCCCTCTAAATGAGGGATTTATTTTAGGAGAGAATATGAACATCTACACTGATTTTCTTTCTCGTGAAGAGATTGAATTTATTACACAATGTAAGCAGAAAAATCCGATCAAAAAACAGCTCAACATTATGGGCATTCCATTTAAAGAAAATGCAAATGGTTTCCCTGTTGTCCGCCGTGATTATGCTCAAACTAAACAGCGTAAATCTATTGCAACGAATGATTCTGACTGGGTATCAAATGCACTTAAAGCGTAAGTTAAGAAGAAGGAGGCACTTATGGCACGCCCTCGAAAATATGAAAACAACGGATTGCCACAAAACCTACTCTGCCGCCGCAGAAAAAGAGCGAACGGACAAATTATAGAATACTACTTCTACGTGCTTGCCAACGGTAAAGAAAAATCCCTCGGCACAAATAAATACGAAGCTGTGCTAGAGGCAGCTAAACTCAATTTTGAACATAGCAAAAAATCCCCAATCATTTTATTTATTGACGTGGTAAAACGCTATGAGTTGGAAATTGTCCCTACTAAAAAAGCCAAAAACACTCGGCAATCTAATTTACAAGCTATTCGCTGGTTATGCAAATTCTTTGGTGATCCACCTGCTCCACTCGAAAAAATCGAACCCAAACACATCAGTCAATATTTGCAGTGGCGAAAAGATACGCCAGCGATTGCAAATATTGAGGTGGGATTGTTCAATACGATTTGGAATATGGCAAGGGAGTGGGGATATACAACGCTTCCAAGCCCCTCTCAAGGCGTGAAAAAATTCCCAACTAAATATCGTGAGGTTTATGTGGAAGATTACATTCTTGATAAAATCTATGAGTTTGCTGATGAACGAATGGCAGATATTATCGAAACAGCGTACTTGCTAGGACAAAGACCGATTGATATTTGTAATATCCACCGCTCACATATCTATGACGGCATACTACACATTACTCAGCAGAAAACTGGAAAGAAAGTTCGATTTGAAATTAGCGGACGACTAAAGGAAATACTAGACAAACGGCTACAAGATGAAATCGATTGGATTTTCCCGAATAAATGGGGAAGAAAACTAGAACGGCGAAGTCTAGGCGACCATTTCAAGGAAATAAGAGAAAAAGCAATGAAAGCCTATCCAGCCCTTGCTGATGAAATCGGAAAGGTACAAATGCGTGATATGCGAGCTAAAGCAGCCACCGATATTTCACTCTCCGCTACCGATGAGCAAGCTCAAAAACAACTGGGGCATACATCAAAACGAATGACCCAACACTACATCAGAAAAGACAAAATCCTCAAACCTACCGATGAAATCACCTAA